CCAGGGGGGAAGGGTTAGGTGCCATATGCTTTGAGCCTGGATGCAGGGGGTAGGATCAGAGTTAATTGGATTGTGGTATCATCCGAAAATCCATCGTGATAGTTGAATATATATAAAAAAACAGTTGGTTACGAGGTTTCGTAATACGATGATCCAAGGGCGGGAAATGGGCTAGAATGGCTCCCATGGCGGATATAGGTAAAAAATCGTGCTAAAATATCGCCTAAACAGGTGGATGGGGTTTCAGGGCTAAGTGGTTAATCCCACAAGGTTATTATTATTTATTGGATCGTGATTTATTATTATTTATATCCCACATAGTATAATAAACAGGTACGTCCAGAATTTGGGATTTTAACCTTGTGTAAATGTGCATGTCTAAAAAAGGTGAGCGTCACTCTGGGAAAAATCATGTTTTTCGTGATATTCGACGCCGAAAATCGCCCTTTTTCAGAACAAAATCGCCCACTTATCCAAATATCATTTTCCCGAAAAAATCGTGATATTTTCTCTAAAATCGTGATTCTTTCTCCCAAAAACATACTACAAAATAAAAAAGGCGCCTCTTGTGGGGCGCCTGGTTGCTTCGTTTTTGGTCTTTCACTCCTCCTTTTTGGGTTCGTCGTCTCCTTCCCTGGTCAATAATGCCTCATGATCCATACCGCAACAATCATCAATCCCATTAAGAGGGTCATTTAATTACCCTCCTTTTGCTTTGGCGATGGCAAATCTTGCTTGTTGTCTGTCTTTAGGATGTAAGTCATCCCAGTTATTAACAATCTTTTGTAACGCCGCCAGCAGATCAGGCGCGGCGGCGATAAGGGCAGATGTCTGCAATGTTTTGTTTTTGCCGTAGCATGGGGGGAAGGTCAAGTCAAACGCTAGATCAGGCATTTGTATTGTTATTAGATGATCCCCCTTGTATTGTTTATATGTGTCTATTACTATTTCCCAAGTTCCCATTTTCTCCCCCTGCCGCTAGGCGGCTATGTTGGTTTCGTGTAACTCGTATTCATCGCCCACAAAAACCCGCACGTCTCCACCATAGCCTTTTTAAACTCTTCCATCAATCTGGGGAGACGGGCCTTTAATTTCTCCTCCAGGTCTTCACTTGTCAATTCTTCATCCGTCGCTTCCGGCCAAACAGCGCATGATCGGGCTGATTTTAAATCCCTTTCCTTCCCTTCTCCGGTTCTATACCGCGGGACATACTTATATTCACCTTGCGGGGCTGGTGGTTCCGTGTCGCTGTCGATGTACTGCGGGCCTTTTTCTCCTGTAAATTCCAGTTTCCAGCAAAGCTGTCCGGTTTTCCCGTTTCTGATTTGGCGTTTCTCCCCTTTTTTCAGTCCCCAGCAGTCTTTATCCCCTGCATGGTGGAGCGTGTTAGCGATGTAATGAAGGGGTCCGTCCGTTGAAACTAAATGCCATTTTATGAGGGGCGCCAGCTCCGGGAATACCTTTTCAATATCTTCATGGAGACATCCACAAGCGGCTATATCTCTCTGTCTCCTGGATTCATTGGTGTAAACATCGGCGGTGATGGAAAATGTCTGATGTCCGTTGCGGCATTGGTCATCAAAACGTATTTCCACCGTCATTTGTCCGTTGGTTCCGTAACCTTCTATTGGGCGTGAGAAAGAGCGCCACTTTTGATTTAGATGCAACCCGTTGACGGGTTCATGAATGGTAAACATCCGGCCCTTTACTCCATTAATTTCGTGTTCATGTTCCATAATAGGGTAGTTCATGGGGTTTTCTCCTTTTCCAGGTATATGGTTTGCCCGGTGTTATAAAGGGTTTTAAGGTCGCTTGAGATTGTCATGATTTCGGTTCTGTTGGGCCATAAGTCCACTAAATCCGCTCCGGTCTCTATTATCCGCTCCCTCATTGCGAAGTCATTATCTTTATAATCCTGGAGATAGTCGTATAAGTCAGAAATGTGTTGCATTGTTAGTTGTAGCCGGCCGAGCTGGTTATTTGTCAGTTTCATGGGGCTTACAGTCCTTTCTTAGTTTATTATTTCGTTCAGGCTGCCGTTTTTGTCGTGCCATTTTTCACATTCTTCGATCTCTTTCTCGATTCCGGCCTTGCAGCGTTCGGGAATATCCCAGATTTTCAGAAAGTCTCGCCAGTCCTCTATTACTTCGGCGTGTGTTGAGCCATTGCTGCCGTTTTCTGCATATTCCCAGATTCTATCCGCTCGGTCCGGGTCCGATATAAACAGGTCGTTTCCCAGTTTGTCAGATATAAATCCTTCAAATTCCCTGCTTCTAATCATTTCGTCGAGGGTTGGCTTGTATAGTTTCATTGGTTCAACTCCCATCTGTTTATAAACCGCTCAATTTCTCCACGTGTAAACACGTGGCACCCGGCCTTTACGGTCCCTGTCTCGGAAATGCTTTCCATCTTGAATGAGCCTAGATGAATCGTATGTCCGTTGGTCTGATAGGGTTTAAAAGTCCCGTCTTGGTTCCGCCTGGAGAGCCAAAACTTAACAGCCTTTGCAACATGATCCAGGGGCGCTTGAGCTCCGGCGGAAGTGTAAACCGTTTCGTCCCTGACAGTCAATGACATTGTGGGCGGATCTCCGGTCTTATAAAAAGCGCGGGGGCAATAACTCCCTGGTTCACCGTTTAGCCATTTATCGAAGTCTTTTTTATATTCGATTCTCGCCTTTGCCGCTCTCTCGATCTGTTCCTTCTCCCTCTGCTGCCGGCGCTCCTCCGCCTTCTGTTCGTAGGCTCTCGCCTTCTCTATTAATTTCTCCGGTATGTCTGGGAGGTCGGGGAGGTTAAAACCGTAAAGAGTCGCAATTTCCTGGAGCTCCTCCCGTCGGGCATTATAATAACCAATCTCATACACTAACCGCTCGCGCCAGCGGTCCAGGCTCTTGAAAAGCTCCTGGAGGTCCTCGGCCTCCATCTTTATAACTTGTTCCACTCCTGGGAAATAACAGCCGCGCCGGGACCAGTCAGAGGAGTAAACCTTATAATCATTGCCCCTGATTGCGCGGTGAGCATGGCCTTGATGTATTGATGTCGTCGGTGAATGACTGTGATTTGATATGAAGGCGACTTTCTTCTCCAGGTCCAGGTGGGCAATGACGGTTGAATAACTGTAAAAATCCGGGCCTTGGAAATGCACGGTGTTTCCGTCGTTCCTGGCGTGGCCCTGGGCCTGGTGAGCCCATAGGTGTGCAACTTGTCTTGAGTCAACGACTATTCGCATTTTTTAAACCTCCTTTAAAATCCCAGCGCCATTTGTCGCGGGTCCGTCCGTTCGGGCCTGGGTTCGTTGATTTTCTCTTTCTGGGCTTCTAGGGCGCTTTTTAGCTCCTGTTTGGCGTCGTCGCCATAATAACCCCATACTTCTTCTCTTTCGTCTTCGATCAGTTCCCAGTTGGTCAATCCGTCTGCTGCTATTCCGGTCCCGTTCAAATCAAAATTGCAATAATCACGCTCAAAAAACCAAAGACAAACGCCGTAAACGTCGCCATTGCACCATGATTCATAAGCCTTTAAAGCGCCTTCGGCATATTTCTGCGGGTCCGTAACGTCGGAGGGGCAAATATAATATCCATCGGCGTCGTCAAGCTCCTGCTCTGCTTTTGAGTTTTCCCCGGTGTGTTTGTCGCCGCGGGTGTCTTGGGGTGTAAGAGCTGAACGAACCTTGATGGAAGTCCCGCCGCTGCCGTAGTCATAAATATCGAGCAAAAAGACACGTCCAGGGTTCTGCCTGACGATTCTTTTAAACTCTTCGATGTCCGGCCGGGGGGTGTGGTGGATATACCTGTTTGAGAATTGAAAAAATTCTCCTTCGTCCCACATCTCGAAGGGGTCTTCCGGGCTATCATCTGCGCATAAACAGCCAACAACGGCCCTTAAACCATCCTGGGAAATTATCAGCTCTGCGGTGTTCTCCATTGCTCCCGTCTCGTCGTTAAAAGGAATAGGGAAGGTTTCTTCGTCAATCTCCAGGGTGTATTCTCGATGGGTTCTTACTTTCACGGTTGGCATTTTTTATTTCTCCTTCTAGTTATTCAATGCCGCAATAACTGTCAATTATATCCGCTAGGGTTAACAGGTCGTATTCTGTTGGATTGTCCCAGTTCAACGGGCAGTTTTTAAAATCTGCGAAGTTGTCAATCCCTTCTTTTCGGGGCTCGTATATCTCGATTAAATCGTTCCAGGAAATGAGCGTATCTGTAATATATAGTTCTGCTTTCATCATTCCAAGTTCAAGCGGGCGCCCTTTTTCATCATGTGACAAATAGCCGAAGGTTCGGAAATAGCGAACGGGGGTGTCTTTTTGGAGTATTCCTTTTTTGAGGAGCTTAGATTTATTAAACTCGATCATTCCATAACCTTCGGCTCTGCATTCCGCTAAACTTATATCGGTTCCGATTTTCATTTCCCCCCCTATACATTAAATACAACGTCGCCGGGGTCCGGCTGGGATATCCAGGCATAAAGGCGCTTGAGTTCGGAGACGGACATTTTCGAGAGTCTCCTATAGGAGACAAGTGCCGGGTCTGCCGCTAACATGGTGATTCGCATTATTAGGTTGCGTTTGTTCATGTTTTTAATCTCCATTAGTTGTGTTCATGACCAGGAAAAGGGCCACAAGTCCGAAAAATACATAAATGCTGATAATGTCCATGATAACCCCCTTAAAAATTTAGTTACCTGAATTTTAACATGCTTAACCAGAATTGCAATAATAAAGTAATTTATTTTACCGGAATAGCATAAATAATTGTAAATACCTGATTTATCTAGCTTCGCTCGATCCAGGCCGGCTCCCGGACGCCGAGGGGCTCGGGCTCGAACCTAAGCCTTCGCTCTCGGAAACATTTTTTTCTTGACACTCATGATTATCATGATATACTTAATATCAAGATTTGAGGTTAAACCAAAAAACAAGGAGATCACCATGGAAATCAAAATTAAACGCATCGGTCACGCAAAAGGAACAATCGGTTGGTTGGCTCACGGACTCGAAACCGGAGACCTCTATTTGGTGGAAGGCTCGCTGAAGAGCAACGGCAACCACGGGTTATGGCTCAAAAGTAAAACTGATAACAACGTGTCCACTTTCCTCGCGGCCTTTAACCAATTCGGCCTGACGGAATCGGAATGCGAAGGATCGAACCGCTACACGCTCTCCGATAATTATTACCAAGGGCAATGGGGCAGCGATGCCTTTTGGAGTACGTTGCAGGATATCGCGCAGCAGTGGTGTGACGATTGTAATGCGGCCCTGGAGGTGGATCAGCCGATGGAACTCAAAATAGTGCGCATAGCCGAAGGCTCGGAGGTGACGGCATGAAAACTTGCGACGCATGTGGCAAACCAAATCCAAGCATCGGCATCGGCGGGACAATGCTCTGCCGTCCCTGCTCGGCGGATGTGCAGTCAGAAATCGAGCAACTCCGCGCAGCTGGGAAGCCAGTAAATGCCATGCAGATCGCCCGGAAGTTGTTCCGTGAAACATCCTCCGCCGGGAGTTATCTGCTCCGTGACATCCCCGATGATCTCTGGACCGCCGCGAAGCACAGGGCCGTTGACCAGGGCGTTTCGCTCCGGGATTTGATTTTGCAAGCTCTTCGTTCGTATCTAGGATAAAGAAAAACTGAACCCGAAGATCGCCCCTCACCAAAACAATACTTTAGTTTGATTTTTTACTTGACTTCCGATATCGTTAGTAATATAATTTACTTAACTAAATTCTAGCGACGAAAGGAGTGTGGTTTTGGGATGGGACGGCCTGTAAATGTAACGCTGAAGCATCAGATTAAAACGCTGTTTGCAGCAGGTAAAACCATTGAGGAGGTTTGCGAGGCTACAGGATTAGCCAGGAACACTGTATTTTTCCACGCAAAGGAGGACGGCATAGACAAAAGAAAAAAGTACACGGCGACCGAGAAGGCGGCGCTCGCGGCTATGACTGATGAAGAGTTGCAAATGGAGGCTGCGAAGAGCGGTAGAAGCTACATCGCCCTTGCCCGTGTAGCGGCACGGGAGCGGGAACTGCAACAAACCCGCAGGCGGGAAAGGATCCTGACAGTGGGATATTTCGACTACTTCGACAAGGAAGATCTGAGGATGTACGGTTTGACGATCCTGGACGTAGTAAGGGCGAACGCACAGCTCGCAAAGTACGGGCTGGAGCTTTCCCCGCCCATGTGGATTAAACACAAGTCAGGCAAGTACCAGCAACTCAGCGCAGAGGACCAGAGGGACATCGTTCTGGACCCGGACGGATTCATTCAGCAACATGCCGGCAGATTGGCGCAAGGGTGGAAGCAGCAAAACTAAAATAGCGTGGACAATAGATAATAGCGACTATCCTGAGTCGCTTTTTTCTTGACATATAATCGGGGTTGTGGTAATATAATTTACACAATTAAGAAAAAGAGCAAACAACGAGAGAAATCAAGACCCTCAAATGATAAAAAACCTCCTTACATTGGATTTCGAGACCTACTGGGCGGCGGACTACACCCTCTCGAAGATGACGAACGAGGCATACGTCCGAGACCCCAGGTTCCACGCCCACATGGTCGGGCTTAAAGTCGGGGGAGGGAAGCCCGTCGTTGTCCCCGCACGTCAAATCGAAGCGGTCTTCTCGAAGATAAATTGGGCGGAGACCGGGGTAATCGCACAGAACGCTGCTTTCGATGGCTTTATTCTTTCGTACCACTACGGCGTTCATCCTGGGTTCTGGTTTGATACCATGTCCATGTTCAGGGCGATCTATCCGGCGGAATCCGCCTCTCTTTCAAACATCCTGCGCGTTCTGGGTCTCCCGGAGAAAGGACGAGGGTTCAATGTCACGGCTACCAAAGGATTCGAAACGCTACCCCCGGAATTATACCGAGATTGCGCTACTTATTGCGGATATGACTGTACTGATACTTGGAATGTCTTTAATCTTCTTCGCGGTCATTTCCCCCCTTCCGAACTGAAACTCATTGATCTGACCATTCGCATGTTCACCGAGCCGATCCTGGAACTCAATTCCGAGATTCTTAAAGGGGCCCACCAAGACGAGTTAAAAAGAAAAGAAGATCTACTCGCAAGAGTCTCAGCGGATAAGGAGTTGCTGTCCTCCAATCCTAAGTTTGCGTCTCTTTTACTGGGTTTTGGTATTGACCCGCCCAAAAAACTATCAATGGCGAAAGTGAAGCGCGGGGAGATCAGCAGCGAGACAATGGGCGAGCCGCCGGTCGGGTTGCTCTCTGCGGAGCAGAGCAAGGAAGGATGGGCCTACGCATTCTCGAAATCTGACGAGGAGTTCAAAGCTCTCCTGGATAGCGAGGACGAGGAGATAAGGGCTCTTGTCGAGGCCCGCCTGGGTGTGAAAAGCACCATCAAAGAGACCCGGACCCAACGGCTTCTGGGTATTGCTTCTCGGGGCAACCTGCCGGTTCCTTTAGGCTACTACAAGGCACATACCGGACGGTATGGTGGGATGGACCGCATAAACCTTCAAAATCTAAGCAGAAGTTGTACGATCTGCGATGGGAGTGGGAAAATAAATGTCTGAATGCCCCTGTGAAAAATGCGCCGGAACCGGAGTCTCCCCCCTGCGTCGTGCGCTCCAGGCTCCCGAGGGTCATGTGATTGTTGTTCGAGATCTGTCAGCTATTGAGGCGCGGGTGAACTTCTGGCTCGCTGGCCAGGAGGATAAGGTCCAGGCATACCGGGAAGGCAAGGATCTTTACTGCGAGATGTATAAAACCATGACCGGGGCGGAGATCACAAAAAAAGAAAAGAACGAACGGTTCCTCGGGAAAACTGTGGTTCTCGGTTGTTTGACCGGAGACAACAGAGTTCTCACTGACACAGGGGTTGTTAAGTTGTGCAACATCACCGCCAAGCACAAGGTCTGGGATGGCAACAACTGGGTGTCCCATGAAGGATTGATCCGCAAGGGGCGGAAGGACGTAATTGAGAAGGGTGGGGTCACAGCTACCCCTGACCATGAGATTGCAACCCCCTATGGCTGGTTTCCTTGGGAAAAAATAGCTAACGACCATCTGTTTTGGAGAGCGGCACATTCGACCGTTAAAATATCGTCGGTGGCCTATAGGCCCACGATCTTCCACGAAAAACTTCCGACCTTCGATCTGTTGAATACCGGCCCGGACCACCGCTTCACCTTGGTTTCCGACGATGGGTATATCCTCGTTCATAACTGCGGCTATGGGCTCGGGTGGAAGAAATACCAAAGCATGTTGAGAGTCGGGATGCTTGGTGACAAGGGACGCATCCTCGGAGACGCTATCGCCGCCCCCCTCGGAGTTGACCAGCGAGCCTTTGAGTTCAGGAACGCCGCATACATCAACGCGACCCTCCCACCAGGGATGGACATAAACACCCACTCCCTGCACTGTGCTTGCGCCCAGAAGATAATTCAGCTCTTCCGAGACAACAACCCTGCGGTCCCCGCGTTCTGGGACGAGTGCCAGGATGCCCTCGGCTGGATTCTCAAGGGTGAGCGCAAGCCCATCGGCCCCAAGAACGTCCTGCGAACAGTCCCGGAGGGTATTCTCCTCCCCAACGGCATGATAATTCGCTATGTCGAGCTGCAAGGGGAGACAAGAGGGCGAAGGACCGAGTATTCGATACTGAAGAACAGGAAGAAGGGCGAGCGGGAGAAGCTATACGGCGGGAAGGTCGATGAAAACTGTGACCAGGCTTTGTCCCGCATCATAATGACCGACGCTATGTTGAGAATGCGTGACGAAGGGATGAAGGTCGTCCTGACGGTTCATGATGAAATTTTGGTTGCCGCAAAAGAAAGCGACGCCGAGCGGACATATCACCGGATGGGCGAGATAATGAGTACCCCGCCGTCCTGGGCGCCGGACTTGCCTTTGGCGAGTGAAGGTGGATGGGGAAGGAGCTATGTGAAATGAGAGGCGTCAAGCTGTTCCTGGCTTCGGTCATCCTCTGTGGGGTCGCTCTTGCGGTTTTTTATGTCGCTCCTCTCTCAATTAAAACCGAACAAGTTGACGTGGAGAAGCTGCGGATTGAGGCGTACAAACGGGCATTGAGGGGAGGGGTGGAGGAGTGAGCGAAAGAGATAAGTTCTTAACCGAGGCGATGGGCTACACCAATGTCCGTATTGACGACAGGGGGATGATTTATGCTGCTTTCCCTGGAGACTCATTCAGAAGCGCAATCGGCTATGTAGATTCATGGGCATTATTCGGTATTCGTTGGGAATGGGCGCAGAAGCAAGGGTGGTGGCAGGAATTTTTACATGATCTGTGTGGTATAGATCAAACACTTATCCACCCTGCCCGCTTCGACGACGCTTTGTATGATTTTTTGGAGGAACGTGAAGGAGGCCCAAAATGAAACTTTACAGACGAAGTTCCCCGGACGGGATGGAGAGCGAGTATTTTTGTACGAAATGTCAAACCACGGTGTTGAGCGGCGAAGAGTGCCGGTGCAGGTGGGAAGAATAATAATAATAAAAATTGGAGGAACCAACATGAAGAGATTTGCAGTTCTGATGGGGATGTTGCTGATTTTCGCGTCTGCGGCTATCGCCGCGGAGAACCCGGTTAACCCGGACCAGGAGAAGCTGGACGACCTGGCGTTGAAGATCGACGGGATCCAGTTCCGTTATCAGGTCGCTATGCAGCAGCTCCAGGCGGAGTTCAAGAAGATGCTCGCTCCGCTCCAGAAGGAAGCGGAGGAACTCCAGAAGAAGATCAAGAAGGAAGAGAAGAAGTAAAAACCGAGGGGGTTTCGGCCCCCTCCCCCAAAGGACTTTCCAAAATGGCACATTTTGTTTTCCTGCATCAACTGAAGTTCGAGGAGATCGGGGCGTCTACGCTTCCGGTCGTGGATCTTGTGGGTAATCTGTGGGGTGGACCCGACCGGAAGAATGTCATTCAAAGGGACTTATGGCTCGCATGGCAGAAGGACGTCCAGGCTGCGTCGAACATCATAGGCAAGGTTCCCGTTCCGGTCATGGATCAGTTCCAGGCGACGAAGATCTACAACCGTCCTCCGTGGGGCGAAACCAAAGAAGCGGCAACCCCCGTTGCCGTTCAACGCCCCCGATTCACATGGTCCTATACGTCAATGCAGGAGTTCATTACCTGCCCCGCGATGTGGGCAGCGAAGCGTTTCTACAAGACCATCAAGGAAGCCGAGACCGAACAGCAACGGTGGGGTCAGAGCGTCCACGAAGCGAACGAGAAAGCCCTCAAAGGGGCGAAGTTGTCGAGTGGTGACAAGAAGATCATCGACGAGAGCGGGAGCGAGCCATATCTGAACGCCCTTCTCAATGCGAAAAACTCCGGGGCTGAACTCATGGTTGAAAGGGAAATGTGCTTCACCGAGGATCTTAAACCCTGCGGGTGGAAAGACTGGAACACTGTCTGGGTCCGGGGCAAGGGTGATGTCCTGGTTTTTCAACGCCATAAGAAAAAAGTCGTGGTCTATGATTGGAAGACAGGGAAGATTAAAGACGACGTTGCCCAGATTGAACTCATGCTGATCTTCGCCTCATGGCTAGAACCTGAGATCGAGACTTTCGATGGGAAACTGATCTTCCTCAAGTACAACAAAGTCTTGGGGCTTCCAGCCCCGCTCAACCGGGAACAGCTCCAGGAGAAATGGGCCGGGTTCCTCTCCACTGTCAACCAGATGCAACAGGCATGGAACAACGAGAGCTTCAGGAAACAGACCAACGGACTCTGCCGGCAGTATTGTGGGAACCGGGAATGCCCGCATTGCGGGAGGGGGTAATGAGGATGGAAAAGTCGTGGTTTCAGAAATTGGGGGGACCTTTAGGGTTGGATCCTTCGCGTTGTGAGTGCTCCGTTTGCAAGAGCTTAGATGTTCAGCCTCCCCCTGAAACGAAAGACACAAACCCCAAGGACGCCGTAGGCACGAAGAAGGTTCCCTACTCAACAATCCCCGCTCCTGTTATCGCGGAGGTCGGGCTCGCCATGCTCGAAGGGGCGAGGAAGTACGGGCGGCACAATTACCGCGTAGCGGGAGTCAGGGTCAGTGTCTATTACGATGCCTGTAAACGCCATCTCGATGCTTTTTGGGAGGGCCAGGACATCGACCCGGACTCGGGGATCCATCATCTTGCGAAGGCCATTGCCTGTCTGACCGTTGTGCGGGACTGCATAATGAGAGGCAACGTAGTGGACGACCGGCCCCCCAAGAGCGACCCGGACTGGCTGCGGGAGTTGAACAAACAAGCGGCGGAGATAATTGAGCGGTATCCGGTGGCGAAGGACGCTTTTGTGAGCGAGGATGTTACTCTTCCTCGGTAGATTTGTGTGATCTACCGACATAAGGACTCTCAAAATGGCTAGTATTTACATCGCGGCACGGTACTCCGCGAAAGAGGACATGAAGCGGGTCGCCGCACATCTTGAGAACGAGGGGCATACGATAACCTCCCGGTGGCTGGACGAGAAATATTCCCCGAGCGTGACGATGGATCAGGTTGCGGGAGAGGATTTGGTGTCTTTTGCTGTCGATGATCTGGCCGATATTGAACGGGCCGATGTGTTTCTCCTCTTCTCAGTGGACCCTCTTATTCCGACAGTCCGGGGCGGGAGACACGTCGAGACCGGCTTCGCCATCGCTTCGGGAAAGACTGTTTTTGTAGTCGGACCGAAGGAGAACATCTTCCACCATCTCCCCGAGGTCCGGCATCACTACGAGCTGGCAACGGTTGTTAAGGAATTGAAGGAGGGGAGCGATGGTTAAAATACAATTCACATGGTCCCCAACAGGACGATTCTACATACGTTGGCGAGTACCCAATGAGGACATTATGTTTCTGCGTTCGTTCTTCGGGGCTGGTTTTCTGACGAGATCATGCAGGATGCGCCGTTGGCGTGTGGTTTGGCCCCCGCCGGAAATTGTTAAGGGTTTGAAGGATGGGAGTACAGAGCCAGCACGGTTTTACAAAGATTTAAAGGAGAAATAAAATGCCATTCGTGACTTTGGCGCATAGAGAGAATCCTGATATGTCGATACCGGGGGATAGGTGCTACGTTCAGTATAAGAAGCTGATGGAGCAATGGAGGGAGAATCCTCGGTGGGGAACGGTTGAGCGTTTTTTGGGGAACTTATTTCCCACTCTTGGGTCTTTAGATCGAGCGAAGATCCTGGCCTTCATGGTCTTCTTCTGCCTGGAGGTAATTCCCTATGAAGAAGGGAAAAGGAAAGAGAATGGGGATGTTTAAAAATGAGGAAAAAACTATCGACCCTTACGGTAAAAATCTACCGCAACGCAGAAGTTCATGTGGGTACTTGCCCTGGATGTCGTTTTACATATCGAAGGATCTTCCTTAAGGGTAACAGTCCCCCCAAGCAGTTCGTGAGATGCGGAGGTTGTGGGGAGAAGTTCAGGGCGCATTGGGAGCAGGTTTTTTAAGGGGGGGTAATCATGCAAGTTCTTAGAGGCGTAGCTTTGTTCTTCGGGTTCTTCTATGGGTTAATCGCTGTAATGTGTTTGCCCCAGGATCGTTTCCTCTTTGTGTTCATGTCCTTTGCTTCAGCGTTGCTTTTGACTGTTGGTTTTTCCATGAGGTGTGAGTGACCCCCGAAGGCCGAGTTAAGAAATTCGTGAGCGAGTTCCTGGAGCGGGAGCTGCACCTTGTAAAACTGGGGGGGAAAGGCGGGATTTTCAACCCGCAGGGCTTTTACTGGATGCCTGTTCCTTCCGGCTACGGGGTGTCTTATCTCGACTACATCGGGCATTACAAGGGGAAGTTCTTCGGCATCGAGACCAAGGCTCCTGGGGAGAAACCCACGCCCAGGCAGAACCAGGCTATTGAGCTGACCTACGGGACCGGGGCTGTGGCCTTCGTCATAGACGAACTGAAGGATCTTGAGGAGATAAGACAGTGGAGATGGGCAGTAGATCGTATAATGAAAGGAACTGACTAAAATGGAACCTACACTCTTAGCCGGTAAAATTGTGGAAGCATGTGCAAACGGAGCGACTGTTTCGGATGTGGTCGCTCTCATAATGCCTTTGTCGCTTCTAGGGCAACGGTTGGAACAGATCAACAACATCATATATGCAAAGGGAGCTCCACTGGGAACTGAGGAATATTTTAAGATAAGGGAACTCGCTACTGAGCATCTCAGAGAAAGACGTTCATGATTCCTTGCACGGTTGCTAAAGACCATCTGATTTTTGTCCCTCAGAACTACGCACAGATCCAGTCCGTGCTGCCGATGGCAAAGAGCGTCCAGGTCGGGGGTAAGGTCTATGTTGCCGTGCAGCAGAGTCTCGAAGCGGCGAGGGTGCTGCGGAATATGGACATAGATGCCCCGTCGCCTATTAGAACAGAATACAACTGGCCCATCCGCGCAGGAATGACTCCCGGCTGGTGGCAGATCGACACCGCCGAGTTCCTGACCCTCTACCCTCGGGCCTTTAATCTTTCAACAATGAGGACCAGGAAGACCCTCTCGACCCTTTGGGCCGCTGATTATCTCATACAGAAGGGCGTCGCTCATAAGGTTTTGGTAGTTGCCCCGTTGTCCACCCTGGAGAGGGTGTGGGGGGATCATCTATTCTTTCACTTCCCCCATCGCCGGTTCGCGGTTCTCTACGGCACAGCCGAAAGGCGGCGTAGGTTATTAGCGGAACCCAATGACTTCTATATCATTAATCACGATGGCATAGAGATCCTTGTTGATGAGATCAACCAGCGGACGGACATCAATCTGGTAATAATCGACGAGAGTGCAGTATTCAGGAACAACACCAATCGGTACAAGGCAATGAAGGCAGTGGTTACTCCCGAGCGGGCTTGTTGGGCTTTGACAGGGACGCCAACGCCGCAAGAACCGACAGACTCCTACCGGCAAATGAAGATCGTCAAACCCGAGAACTTCAAAGGCACGTTCACCCGGTTCAAATCCGAGACCATGATGCAGCTCGGCCCTTTCAAATGGGCTCCCCGGCGCGGGGCCGAGGAGTGGGTGAAGAGACTCCTCTCGCCGGCCATAAGGTTCACCCGAGATGTCGTGACTGACATGGAGCCTACGATCATAGAGCGTAATGCTGAGTTGACCGAGGGCCAGAAGAAGGCCGTCAATGAGATCATCCGAAAGGCCCAGACCGAGATAGACGGGTCCGTGGTAACTGCGGTCAATGCCGCCGTGATGATATCCAAAGTCACCCAGGCCGCTTGCGGCTGCGTCTATGACTCGTTCGGATGCGTGGTTAAGTTGGATTTCGGTCCCCGGCTGCGGGTTCTGGAGGAGCTGATCGAGGAGAACCAGGAGAAGGTTCTGGTATTCGTCCCGTTCACCGGGGTTCTCGACGCCCTGGCCAAAGAGCTGAAAAAGAAATGGTCAGTCGCCATCGTGGACGGGCGCACGTCTGCGAACCATAGGAACGCCATATTCCAGGATTTCCAGATGTCCGCCAAACCGCATGTTCTCCTCGCCCACCCCGGCACGATGGCACACGGACTTGAATTAACCGCAGCCTCGCTTATAATATGGTATGCCCCGTGTAACAAGAACGAGCTGTTCGTCCAGGCAAACGCCCGGATCGACGGTGGGGGGCAGAAAGCAAAAATCGACATCGCCATGATCTCCGCAACCCCGACAGAACGGAGGATTTACAAGGCGTTACAGGAAAAAACCAGACTTCAGGATATTATTCTGGACATGATAAAACGGGGGGAATAAAATAAATTACTTGACAAATAATTGGGGTTGTGGTAATATGATTTACAAGAGTAGAGAACGACACATGGAGGATATGAAAATGTCCGAGATGCCCACAACGCAGCAGGTAGTTGAGAAGTACAACGAGACACGATACCAAATAAATCAGCTCAAGGCGAAGCACATGATGGAACTCGCACAACTTGAGACTTACCAGAAAGCCCGAGAGGATTTCCTCCTCCAGCACGAGGACCATGAGATCTTCGGTTTCATGACCGACCTGTTCATCAATGGCCGTGACGGCAAGGCCGCGGCGGACAAGAAAAAGAGCGAGATAGGTCTTGCTCAGGAGAAGATCGAGGCGTGGCTCCTCAAGATGCTGTCTCGGGTGGGCAAGTCCATCGCCACCGACTTCGGGACTGTCTACAAGACGAGGAAGGAATCGGTGAGCGTAGCGAACTGGGATGCGTTTGTCGAGTCCGAGCTGGTCGGGCCAGTTGTTGCGAAGGTCATGGAGGTTTATGATCCAGCAGCACATACTCAAGAAGATCTCTCGGACCTCATTCGCGCAGCCCTCCATCTGGAACTCCTCAACCACGCAGTCAACAAAACAGCGATTCTCGAAGTCATGGGGGACCAGGATGAAAAGACCGGCGCGAGGCCCAACCCCCCGCCGGCAGGAGTGGACTACAAGGCGTTCGCCGCTGTGGGTGTGAGGAAGGCGAAATGAAATATTCTTTGAAGGAGCTGGAGTTTATAATGACGCGCATTGACAAAAATTCCCACGCTTTGAGTGAGTGGGAGCAAGAGTTTTTCACTTCGGTTAAGAACAGGTTCGATGCAGGGATACCGTTGTCCGACAAACAGAAAGAAAAGATAAGCCAGATATGGGACAAGATGGGGGAGTCCGTCCCCTTTCAATGCTAAAAACCGGGTTATGAACCCGCAAAACAAAGGAGGAATATTAAATGGCTAACAATCTGCCAGTAGAAGTACCCGCTTACGTCAAGGCTCTCATGGCCTCGAACGCAGACCTTCAGGCGCTCATCGACGAAGCGACAGCAGGAATCTCCTCGGGAATGCCGCCGACCATCGTGGCGAACGGGGGAAGATTCGTGAAGAAGGTGGAAGGGACAGAGACGGTCATCGCCTATCCCCAGACCATGCCTGACGGTACGCCGCATCCTGCGGCGGGGGCCCCGCTCACCGTTCTCCCCTGCATCGTTCTGAGGGCTCGGGCGAATATCGAGAAGGTTTACTACGCCAGCAACTACACTCCCGGCCAGGAACCCCAGTCCCCGGACTGCTTCTCCCTGGATGGTGTCCGTCCCGATCCGTCGGCGACGATGAAGATGTGTGAGTCCTGCGCCGGTTGTCCGCAGAATGTTTTCGGCTCTGGGCATGATGCGCAGGGGAACCCGAGCAAGGGCAAGGCATGTGCCGACCGCAAGGTTCTGGCAATATTCGCCGACAACGGAGTGTATCGGTTCACGGTTCCCCCGGCTTCCCTCCAGGCGTGGGTGGCATACTGCAAGCAGCTCGCAAATTACGGCGTCGCTCCGCAGTTCGTCGTCACCCAGATCGGGTTCAACTCGGACAAGGATAAGCCCTTCGTACTCACGTTTGGCTTCCAGGGCATGTTGGGTGAACAGCAGCTTGCGAAGATCCTGGAGATGACCAACTCACCCGAGGTACAGGAGATCATCGGCGGGAATAAAACCCCTTCGCTCCCGGCTCCCCCATCCACCCCGCTTGTTGAAAACAAGCAACCCGAAGCATCCGCTCCGGCAAAGGTCACGCCTATCAAGAAGGAGAAAGCGGCAGCGAAAGAAGCCCCGGCTCCGCCTCCGCCCGTTCAGGAGACCGAACCTATCCTCGACATCGGCCTGGAGAACGGACAAATCGCTCCACCTGTTACCAACCCCCTCGCGGTGTCGCCTGAGATGGCGACAAAGGAGACCATCCCAGAAGAGGACGTAAGCGCGGTCATCGCCCAGTTGGGGCTTGACTAGAGAGAATTGAAGAGAACCGAGGAGGGGCTTTGTGGCCCCTCCTTTTTAGGGGGAGAGTCATGTTGCTTATGGATAGGGTGAAGGCAGCGAAGGGAAAAGTCATATTGGCGAACGTAGTCTTAGAGGCGTCCCCTTCTGATTTTGTTTTGGAACCTCGCCGCGTTGCCAAATACGAAGACCTGAAAAACATGGGGATCGGTGCTTCTAAGAGGATGCTAAAACTCGCGGGTGTTTCCAAGTACCGGAAGGTTCGCCGGACGGTCAGGCTCGGGTTCAAACCGACCCACATGGACGGGATTATCAAGTCCACCGATGGGCGCACTCTCTACATGACAAAAGATACCGGCTGCGGGGGATTCCTATCGGCCAAGCTGAAGCTGTCCAAGAAGGAAAAGAAGGCTCTCAAGAGGGAAGCCGTAAGGCTGCGGAGAGCGCAGTGATGGAAAAGCCCATGCGCTACGTTGTTAAAGACCACATTGACGCAGCAGGGAACATAGTAATTGAAGAAGGTTGGGAATCTCCTATGGAGACTCTACAGAGGTCCATTATTTATCTTAAGGACCAACGGGTGCGACAGCGGCTTATTGAATTGGGATGGACGCCCCCAAAGGATGAAAAAAATGACTGAGTTTAAAAAACTGATCGAGGCTTCCGGGGTTACAATCATGGAGGCTGCGGATTTATATAAGACGACGAAGCAGACCATCTACGCATGGCGCCGGGGGTCTTCGGTACCCCGCAGTCTGTTGGTCAAGATCGGCGTGGAGCGCATGAACGAGCTGATTAAGAGGGCTCTGGAGAGGGGCGAACTTCCTCTGGGAGAGGAAGCCTGTGGGTTGGCACCGGAGTTGCGGTTACGGGCTATCAAGAAGATCCTGGTCGAGACGGCGAAAAGTAATTGACAAAACCCCATTAATGGTGGTATAAAGAAACTCTCCAGGAGATAGACTATGCCGTTCCAGATGTCACATACTCCTTCGCCCCTCCTTCTGATTGACTTTGCTCCCACTGAGGAAGAACTCGATAAACTACTTGCGCCTTTCGGACTTAAAATACAAAGCGTAGTCCTGGTGCAAGACCCCTTTTGTGTTGGAGTGTACCTATTGAATTGACGGGGTTCTAATGGATTTTTTACAAAAGATTCTCCCGTCCGGCGGCTCATATTGTTGTGGCCGCTTGCTCCCATCCGGCGGGTTTGAACATAGATTCCACGATTCTCTGACCGACCTGAAGAACTATTTCGAGTACATGGACGCCCAAGGGCATACGATGTACTACGCCCAGGCATCGTTCAGGACCAAAGAGAACCGTAAGCACGAAAACGCCCTGTTCCTGCGCAACTTCTTCCTCGACATCGACTGCGGCGAGGGTAAGCCCTTCGCCTCTCAGGGCATAGCAATTCAGGAATTGAAGAGGTTCTGCGATGAGACCGGCTTCTCTTTCCCTTCAGTTGTCTCTTCCGGGAATGGCCTCTATGCCCATTGGTGCATCAGTCAGGATCTCCCGGCGGAGGTCTGGAGAACCGTTGCGAAGCAGTTAAAGACCCTCTGTGAAGCATACAATTTCAAAGCCGATCCATCCCGAACTGCCGACTGTTCCTCGGTACTTCGCCCGGTGGGGACTACGAACCGCAAGAACGGCAACGAGAAGCCCGTCCGTCTCCTGATCGACCGCCCCGCCATATCGTTCGCCGAGTTCTCCACGCAGCTCAAATCCGCACTGGATAAGAAGAAGCTCCCAACCAAGTCCCTTACCCCCCCGAGCGAGTACCAGGGCGTTCCCGATGAATTTGTTTCGGGTATAAATGAAACACCGGTATCTTACCTGACTCAACTCGTAGAACGCTGCGCCCAGATCAGGCAGGTAAGGGACAGCGGGGGGTATGTTTCCGAGCCTCTGTGGTACGATTTCATAGGTGTCGCCCGGTTTACACAGGAAGCCTTAGAGGGTGAGTTTCAAATAATACATGAATGGTCGAGCGGCCATCCAGATTACTCCCCTGGTCAAACAACCGACAAGATCCAGCATCACATAGACTCGGGGGCGGGACCGACCACATGCCAGAGATTCGGGATGGACAACCCGATGGGGTGTATCGGTTGCCGTTGGCAGGGGAAGGTAAAGAGCCCCATTTCCCTCGGTCGCCCGATATCCGAGCCTGTTGTAGTGGAAAAGGAAGACCATAATTACTGCCCAGAGGGATTCAAGAGGCTCGCCACGGGGCTCCACAGGGTCTCGGACGGACAGGTTGACCCGAACCCCTTCTACGATTCCGACCTCTTCATTACGGCGGTGTCCAAGGATCTGGGATCAAAACAGGAAATGCTGACCATTCAGCACAAACTACCGTTCAACAAAGAGTATGAGGAGTTCCAGATACGTTCGTCCCTGGTCCGCGACCCCAAAGCCTTCCACACGGCACTTCTCGACAATCATGTTCACTGCATCGGTACGGAGGCCCGAAACGACATGACTACATATATTGAAAGCTATATGAAAGACCTGCGGAAGAAGCGGGACATCACGATACTCGCAACGCAGATGGGATGGCAGGGGGATAGCATAGTCCTTGGCTCCACGGTCCACCAGCCTGAAGGAGACCCGGTAGAAGTCGGGTTCTCAGCGAATGTGCCGACAGTCGCCCGGTCATTTGCGTCTCAAGGGAACGTCGAGGAGTGGTCTGCGATAACCAGGGTGTTCGACTTCCCCGGCATCGAGGACATCGCCTTCAGTTTCCTGGCCGGCGGGTTTGGCTCCCCCCTCTTGAGATTCACAGGCTTCGCCGGGGGTATGGTCGCCATGATTGGTCGTTCCGGGGTAGGCAAGACCCTTACCGGCGAGTGGATGTGTTCCGTCTACGGAGACCCGGACAAGCTGAAGCTCCAGAACGACGACACCCGCAACGCCATAGTCAGCCGCCTCGGGATATACAACTCATTCCCCGCCTACATCGACGAGATCTCCAACATCATGCCCGACGAGCTATCCAACCTGCTGTACCGGGTCACGCAGGGGCGGGACAAGGCAAGACTGACCCAGAAAGGAGCGGAGAAGGAAGGTCTCAACCAGTGGAACCTCGTAGCGGTAGCATCATCGAATCACTCTCTCATGGACAAACTCTCGGCATTCAAAATCAACCCCACGGCAGAAATGAACAGAGTCCTCGAAGTCCGGGTAGTCGGGAACCCTAAGTTCCTCTCCGTGGCCACGCAAGTCCGCAGGATTTTTTACAAGAACTATGGAACCGCAGGGCCGATCTACTGTGAATGGCTGGCGAAGAACCAGGACCGGATAACTCAGGACCTCGACAAGATCATCCATGACCTCAAAGTTAGGTCGGGGGCAAGGGGGGAACATAGGTTCTGGCTCGCCATGTGCGCCGTTGCCATTTACGGTGGTTTGGTAGCAAAGAAACTCGGGCTTATCCAGTTTGATGTCAAGCGCATCTGGGAGTGGAGCATCGGGCTTATCAAGGAGAACCTCGGGGAGATAGAGGAACACAAGACCAGCTCCTTCGACATCATCGGCCAGTTCCTTGACGAGCGGCAAGCGGGGGGGTTGATCCTCACCGGCAATGAGTGTGAGAAGCAGATGTTCTCCATTGCTCGGGAACCGAGAGCCCCGCTGGAGTACAGGATAGAGCTGGACAACAACAAGCTCTTCATCAACCGGACGATCTTCCGCCGCTGGCTCCAGAAACAGAGCGCAGGGTACACCGACTTCAAAAAGGAACTCCAAGACTGGAAGATCCTCCTCGACCACGACGGGCGCAAAGTCCTCGGCTCCCGTACCCAGTGGGCTCACACCCAGGTCGCCGTATGGATCATCGACATCAGCCACCCGGCATTGCAGAACACCATGCGGATTGTCAAGAAACTCGCAACTGAAGAAGTGAAACTGGAAGAAGTCGAGCGAAGGGGTAGGAGAAGGAAATGAAAGCCTACTACAACGAGATCGAACCCTATGCGGTTCAGTGGTTGAAGAACCTTATCGCCGCAGGTCTGATAATGGATGGCGATGTGGACCCCCGGCCCATTCAGGAGGTACGACCGAATGACCTTACAGGATACGTTAGATGCCATTTCTTTGTGGGTATTGCAGGATGGGATCTTGCTCTACAACTTGCCGGGTGGCCCTGCGATGCCCCTGTGTGGACAGGAAGCTGTCCCTGTCAGCCCTTCAGTGTTGCCGGGAAGAGAAAAGGAACCAGCGACGAGCGGCATCTGTGGCCCGAGTTCAGAAGGCTTATCGAAGAGTGCGGACCTCCAGTTGTCTTTGGAGAACAAGTTGCGTCAAAGGATGGGCGAGTATGGCTCGCCGGAGTACGTTCTGACCTGGAAGCACTGGGATATGGAGTCGGGGCCGCAGATTTGTGCGCAGCGGGCATCGGGGCGCCGCACATCAGGCAAAGATTGTATTGGGTTGGGGGGATGGATGTCTCCGAAACTTCCGAGCGGCGGAGCTTGTACAACAGAGAAAAATGTAGCCCATCAACACAAGTTGGAGGACCAAGCCTGTTTAGCGGGATGGCCAACAACAACAAGGGACTGGAAGGATGGGGAGCATTGTCCGAATGTCTCGGTGAACGGGTTGTTGGGGAGAACGGTCTGGGGTGCTGGTCAAACTCCGTCTTCATCCCCTGTGCAGACGGAAAAGCGCGGCGTATTGGCCTCGGAATTGTGCCGCTGGTTGATGGGGTTCCCGGAAGAGTGGGCCAAATACGCGCCTACGGAAATGCCATCGTCCCGCCGCTCGCGGCGGAGTTCATAAAATCTTACATGGAGGTACTCTAAATGCCAGAAGAAGCATGTGCAGGATGCCGTCACGAAACCGCGGACGGTAAATGTTCCAATGCGAACAAGATGAAGCATGAGATCCCCCCGCAGGGATGTTTCGAGCCGAGGGAGGCGCCCTATGAGTATGAGGTCAGCCTGGTCAAGACTTCGTACATCGTCACCAAGGTCCGGGCGTTCTCTATTGAAGACGCCTTTATCCAAGTCCACGAAGCTCACTCTCCCGACGACATCGAGATCCACGGTATCCACCTTATCCAACCCGCCGAGATCGAAGAGGCTGAGGCCGAGGAACTGGGAATGCCGGTCATTGACTTGGAGAACGCTGTCGAGACAGGGAAGCACTGCCCCTGCGGGGGTAAAGAAATGGTCTCCAACAGCGTCGAATACTGCGACACCTGCACGACATTCGTTCCGATCAGATGAAAAAGGGCCAAACCCACACCCCCGAGACCCGAGAGCGCATGAGGGCGAATCGAAAAGGCCGGACCTTCCGGCCCAAAGGCTCAATGGATAAGCGTAAAAGATGTAGTCTCTCATTCTATTGGGTCTGCGGGAGGTGTGGGTACAGGTTCCGGGGTAGCAAGAAGATGGAGGACGGGCCGGAGTATAGCGAGATCGACGGCGACCGGATACATTACCCCCCGGCTGAGTCCTGTCCCAGATGTGGGAGGAAGTACAGTCTCAGGTACTTTGCGGACGCCCGGACTTATAAAGACAAAATCAAATCGGGGGAACAAAACCCCGACCCGTGGAGCGGAGAGGAGATAAGAGTATGAAAAAAGGCGAAGGCTTAAAAGAGATCGAATGCGGTTTTTGTGGTAAGTGGCATAGGTTCACTTCGCCTGTTAAGTCCTTCGTCTGTCAGCAGTGCGGAGTTGCCCAAAACATAATTTTGCCGAAGGCGGTAGGTTATTCGCATAAAAGGAACTACCCGGAGGGGTTTTGGGTATGAGTCGAAAACAAAGATTCAAAACCGTCATTGAAGCACCTGAGGGACATACTCTTGTGAACGGGGTATGGAGAAACTCATCCGCTCCTTTGAAGACTGTGGAAGAAGCCCAGGCATGGCTCCATGAGGAAATCAGGAGGAACCAGCAGGAGAGAAGAAGGTACATCGTCTCCGTGGTTACGAACTGCGCAGACTGCGGAACCGAGTGCGGAGTGGCTCATAAGCATGGCCATGAGTATTATTGCGGGGGTTGTTCCAACGCCATTGAGAAGGCGAGTTTTTATGGATTCTGAGAATCTGACGGAAGAAGAAATAAGGAAGTGGCGAGCAACCCCGCCCCACGCTCTCAACAGGAAGTTCAACGCCATTCGGATTACCGATGTTTTATTGGCGATAATTGATGAATTGAGAAAAGGAGAAAACCATGAAGAAACTATTACTGGTCGTAGCATTTAGTTTGGTGGCGTCGGTTTCTTACGCTGGAGTGATAGAGGACGCACAGAAGCAGATCGACAACGAGACCCGCGCGGCTCTTGTGGCCCAGGCGAAGACCCTCCTAAAAGAGAAGACAACCATCGAGGCGCGGCTGAAGAAGATTAACACCGACCTCGCAACCCTGCAAAGCGGAGTCTTTCCTGCGGATGTGTTGAGTGCCGAGGGGATGGTGCTGTCAGGAAATGAAAGTCAGTACATCAAATGGGTGGATGGCCCCGCAGGAAGATAAAGAATGACTCTGCAACAGGCGGCTAAAAACAAATACCGTTGCCCAAATTGCAACGCTCCACTGGAAGAGTCGAGAGGTATCTACTACTGTCCACCATGTACGGTGGCGAATGCTAAGGAGGTATCGCAAAAATGGCAAAATTCAGAAAACTCCCGGTAGTTATCGAAGCAATGACATGGGATGAACTGGTGCAATACGGCATCGAAAACGGCGGAAACGTAGTGAACGGACTGCCGTGGTCGTTCAAAATTGGCGACAGACCAGTGACACACGACTGCCAAGGCGGGTATGACCGCTATCTTATTTCCACTCTGGAAGGCGAAATGGAGATGACACAGAACGATATGCTTATCATCGGAGTGAAGGGCGAAGCGTACCCCTGCAAGCTCGATATTTTCCGAGCAACCTACGAGGCAGTTGCAGGAATATAAAGAATGACCCCAGAAGACGAGAATAGAATCAGGCAGATTTTTCGGGAGGAGCTGAGTGCTATTTTTGGAGGGCGACCTTCAACACCGGCTCCTTCCATATCCTTTTCCCCACAAGAGGAAATCGCTCGGGTGCGAGCGACCGGGATTGACCCGATTGCCTATCTAAAGGCTCGCTCGAAGAGCGGGGGGCGGAGGGTCAAATGCTCGTAGGATTGCACGATGCCGACAATACAAACTTCCCCAATTTAGCACTCATGAAACTGTCTGCGGCGTATAAAAGCCGGGGAGCCTCAACGGAGCTATATAAAAATGGTGTCTCCTACGATAAGGTAGTGTCTTCAAAAGTGTTCAGCTTTACCCCAGAGAATGCCCCAGAAGGATCTATCAGAGGGGGATGGGGGAGAAAGATTGGGTCCACGCTCCCAGAGTGGGTGGAGCACATCTGTCCCGACTATGATCTTTACGGGCTTGATTACTCCCTCGGATTTCTAACTCGGGGTTGTATTCGTAGATGCGAACATTGCTTTGTTCCTGCCAAAGAAGGCCCCATAGAACCCCATGCTGAATATACCGAATTTACGCGGCATGGGAAAGTCATTTTCATGGACAACAACGTGCTGGCTTGTGAGCATGGAGTTCGCCAGATAGAGCTATTGGGATCCACACAAATAAAGATTGATTTCAACCAAGGACTAGACGCTCGATTGATAGACCCCGCGACAGCAAAATTGCTCTCTAAATGCAAATGGGCGGAACCTGTTCGTCTGGCATGTGATTCCTGTAGTATGATACCAGCGGTTGAAAAAGCTATTCAGATTTTACGAATGTATAACGTAACCCCACGGACATATTCCTGCTATGTACTTGCGAGAGACTTGGAATCTACATTAGAGGTCCTGCGGTTCTTAAAAGGCATGAATGTTGATCCCTTCGTTCAGCCCTATATAGACGAAATAGGTACTGTCCCCCCTAGAGAACTGCGTCGTTTGGCACGATGGGCCAACCTGAAAAAGCTATATAAGTCTGTCTTGTGGGATGACTATTGCGCGGAACGAGGAGAGCGTCTTTAAATGGTAGGGGGAGGGGGAATCGAACCCCCAAGCCCGGACGGGCAACAGATTTTGAGTCTGCCGCGTTTACCAGTTCCGCCACCCCCCCTTTGGTTGCTGAGTCATGAGGCCTGGAAGGGCCGAACCGCCATCCCCCCAAAGTAGTAAAAAGGCTCCCTTTTTAAACCCCCCAAAAGTGTGTCAATTAGTGTCAATTTCTAATTTTTCCCTGTCTGTGAATCCGCTTATATCAAGAACCTACGGGTGCGCGTAGTGGATTTTGAGTTCAGTCACCGTAATTTTTTAGTCCTATAAAATCAGATACTTACGAGAGGCAAAAATGGCACGCCTAGAAGGAAAATTTAAAAAACAGCACTTGACAAACGTAAGCGGTTATGATATAAGATAAGTATGAAATGCCCATACTGTGACAGGGATATCCCAGACGAAGTAATTGCACACCATTTGGCTAGTAAAGGTGGAAAGAAATCGAAGCGCGTTCTTACATCCGAGCAGGCTAAGAAAATGGTGGACGCTCGGGAGCAGAAAAAACAGTCCAAGGAGTAGAGGCTATGTCGTTTCGTCCACATCCAACAAAAGGAGACGGCTGGTGGGTCATTGACATTGGTCGGAGCAAAGACCGAAAGCGAATTGCGTTCTATGGAACAAAGCTCGAAGCTGCCAGACGAGCGAGACACGCAAAAGCGGGTTACTATATCGAAGACCCCACGGTAGTTGCACTTGCGCATGACAAGAAGAACCCTCCATTTGTTTATTTCATACAACAGGGTTCTGATGGGCCTATTAAGATCGGGTTTGTGCATAATGATCTAGTGGGGAGAATAGCGAAACTCCAGGTTGCAAACCCATACAAATTGAATTTACTTCTGGTTCTCGAAGGCGCGAGCCATAGTTTAGAGCAAGAACTACATTTGCATTTCGCAAAAGACAGGCTGATGGGCGAGTGGTTCGCTCCATCCCAAGCACTTTTGAACTACATTTACTTGCATCAGCCTAAGTTTCTTAAGGCGCGGCTCAAGAGAATATATCAGGAGTATTTGGCCGCATTGGAAGAACTTTCAGACGAGCACAAACAGATTGCGCTCGGGGCGTTGTCGGCTCTATCTATCGCAGATTTTTGTTCCCAGATTAACAAAATTGAGGGGGCTACTACATAACGGGGGGTTATTTCTTCTGCCACCTTCCCAAAGCCTCTGCCAGATGACCGCTCGATGTGTGGGTGTAGATCTCCGTGACCTGGCTGGTGGAGTGGCCCATGAGAACCTGAATGTCCCGCAGGGAGAGCCCCGCTTCGTGGGAGTAAGTCCCGAACCCATGCCGCAGGATATGGTTATACCAGCGCCCCGAGAACCCGAGTCTCCTGGCTGCTTCCTTCAGGGAGTCCATGATGTCGATATAGGGCTTGTCCGTCACCGGGTTCACCCACAGATACCCCGCTCCCGCCTTCTCCACGACCCGTCGAAGCCCCTCTTTAATGTCGTCCCTTATCACCGGCACAACCCTCTGTTTGCTCCCTTTTCCGGTTACGATCAAAAGCCCTCGATCCAGGAGAACATCCTCGCCCCTGAGTTTCAAGACCTCGGCTCGGCGGAGCCCGCAGAACAGCATGAGTTTGAACACAATCTGTTTCCACTCAGGGCGGACTTCCGCTATCACCTGTTCTATCAACTCCTGCGTGGGGACCACGGGGAGCGGGGCTTTGACCATCTTGCCGGGGAACTTGTCGAACTCGGGGAGGTGGGCTATTTTCCGTTCCCTCTTGGCCCATTTGAGGAAGGACGACAGGGCGCAAAGTTCTTTCTGTATTGTGGTGGGCTTGACCCCTTTGAGGATCCTGGAGGCTTTATACTGCTCTACCTGGCTCGAAGTGATGGACAGGAGGGAGAGATTGCCGAAGTGCTTCTTCAGATGGTCCAGGGATATGCGGGTCCGGGATAGGGAGGCGGGGCGGTTGTTGCCGTAACTTATGAGGAACTCGGGAATGCACTGGTTGAACTTGGGGTTTATCTTGTCCTGGATGGTGGATGTCTGCGCCCGGATCTCCATTTCCCAATCCTGGGCCTCTTCGTAGGTTCCTTCAAAGGCGGGGCGTTTCCGGTTCCTGCCCCGCCCGACATCAATAGTCCACCAACCCCGCCCCTTTGTCGGATGCTCTCTGACGCTCATAGGGGGAGTGTAACTCCCCCAGGGCAGTTTGTCAACTCAGTTGTTCTTTTATAATCTCCTCCCGCTTCGTGGGTGCGCCTTCCTTCAGCTTCATCGCCCGTCGGACGGCATGGACGAGTTCTTTCTGGGAGATCATGAGCTTCGGCTGTTTCTCCGCCCATGCGTTGATTTTCTCAATCGCCTTTTCTTCAGCCTCATAGTCGTCATTCAACCGGGCCTCGGTGAAGTCCTTCAGGAGCTTGGTCCTCCGAGCCGAGAGCGCATAAGACAGCTTGTTGATCTCCGCGGCTTCCTCGCGGGCGAGTGCGACCTGCGTGGGATTTATACCCGCAAACTGGAGAGCGAAGCTCCACGGGCTGACATCCTCGGGTTGCAGTATCGTCTTGCCCTTGGCGACAACGCCCTCGGCGTTGAGGTTGTAGGTCTTGATGAAGTCCTTGACGATCTTGGGGTTGGAGTACATGAAAGCGTCGGCCAATTCCCCACGACCCACGGCATCAAAGGCCCGGACTACATCGGTAGCGACACCCCAACTCGGGCCGAGGATCCTCCCTGCCAGCCAGTTCGCCTTGTCCATCTCGGACATCCCCGGAGGCGGGTCGTTCTGGATCATGTTCGCCATGCCACCCATCCCTACACGCCGGGATATATCCAGTCCCATCATCGCCGGCAGACCTTTTAATACTGCGGTCCCCGCCGTATCTCCCAGAGACTCTCTGACTGTCGCTTCAAAATCCTGCTTCGGGTTCCACGGATCGTCCGGGTCGTCGAAGAGGAACTTGATCCCGGCCCACAGAGCGTCGGTCACAAGGTTCGAGGCGAGCATCGAAATAGGAGTCCCGGCTGCGCCGGCGAGGGCGAACCCCATCCCGGTCATGAAGGCGAGTTCTTTTCGGGATTCTCTCAACATCTCCTTGGCCTTGGATTCCCCGAACGCCGCCACGTTCGACTCGTACCCCCGCTTTGCGCTGTCCATAACCAGTTGCATGACTTTTCCTACCGTATGCAGCCTGAAGAACTGGAATTGCCCGATGACCCGGCCTACGTTACCCTTCAGAAGAGCGGGGCGGTTTTCCGAGGAGAAGTCATAAAGCGTGTCGTCAATAACATGGAGGGCATAGTCGTTCGCCTCCAGCATGTTCTTCCCGCCCTTCTCAAGAGCAACCCTGAACGCAGCCACCGCCGCAGCCTTGCGGCTTCCCATCTCGGACTTGCGCATGAAGAAACTGCCATACTCCGTCGCCGTATCCAGCATCTTTTCGATATTCCGTCCGCTGGTTATCTGGTCCATGACATCGTGGGATAGGGAGAGCGTAATGCCCCCCTGGTTCAAGAGCGTTGCCTGTATAAGCAGGTTCCTGTCAGCCTCGGTCTTCATGCCATCGTAGATTGCTTGGGCTTTGCCCAACCCTACCTTGCTTCCGTTCCTCGCCTGGTCGAGAGCCTGGAGCATCCTGCGCCCTGCGCCGTTCGTCCTTGCTTCGAACTCAGCTATTTTCTGGTCGGAGAACGCCCCCCGCATATACTGGGAAGCCGCCCTGGTGTAATAGCCCATCGCCTCGGCGAACCCATACTTCCCTGCCATCTTGGGAATCGTCATCATGAACGGCTGTGACCACTGAACCGCCCACACCGAGGGGGAGGTCAGGTAATGGAGGTATGTGATCTTGCTTATCGCCTTCGTCGCTTCACTGATCCTCTCCCGCTGAAAACGTATGTCCTGGGCCTCTATCTTGTCCGCCAGCCTTGCAATGTCGATCAGGGCGTTAGGATCATAGGGGTTTTCCACATCCTCCTTCAGAGCGGATACCACGGTCTTCATGTTGCGGAACTGCTGCGCTATGAGTGGGTTGTATAGGGCGTTCGATGTTGACATCGCCTCTCTCTGGATATGAGCCGCATAAGTTCTCGCAAGGTCGGTAGAGAATCCCTCGACAGCTTGGCGATGCAGGGAGTTACCCTTGATAGTGTCGGGCGCCATTGTGCTGACCCAGAGCCTTGTGATGTCGCCGGTCAGTTGCTCCAGTTGTTCGCCTGAGATCCCTCGGGCCTCCGCCGCCTGGGTGAGCGAAGCAAGGAAAGAAGAGGGGACATTGACGACATAATCCTTCGGGTCCATCTTCTCGGTAATCTCCGCGTGGAGATTCTGGTTCCTCGCTTCTGCCACCGCGTCGAGAGCCCCCTGTTTCGATTCGTAGGCTTTTGTATGTAAACGCCGACCTTTTTCGTCCCCTTCAATAGCGAATGTCCTGACGAGGAACTGGCCGAACCGGGACAGGGGGACGTATCTCCCCCTCGTCATCTGTGCGAAGTCATTCATGAGCTTCGCTTTTTCTTCCATAGCTTTTTCTGTTCCCGGCCCAAAGGCAAGGTCCACATTGCGCAGAAGAGCGCGGAACCTCTGCTGCCTCGCCTCGGAGATGTGGTCAGTCATGTCTTTGTAGGTCTGCTTCTGCTCCGGGGTCAGACGGTTGAAAGACTTCATGAGATCAGCCTTCGCCTCTTCGAGCGACCGTGCAGGAGCCAATTCTACTCCACTTACCGGCGACCAGTTCTCGGCATCAACCCACTGCCTCTCCATCGGCGCGAAGGGATCAAGTTCATAGAGCGTGGCTTTGTAGGCCACATCTGACACCCCATCCATCCCCGCTTTGGAGAACATCTTGATATTCTCATGCGCCTTGTAGAGTTCCGTGGGAACGTACTGCGCCTTTTCCCTGCGCAGTCGAAGGATCTCGTTAAAGTTGGGCCGCACCGGAGCAAAGTCATTCCTCGAAGTCGCAAGGGTTATCGTTCTGTCGATGGGCATAACAGCGGAGTAAACAGAAGAAGCCGCGTCCTTGATAACCCGCCCCGCCGTGAAGATGCCCTTCGTCCATTCGTTCGTCGCTTCCCGCCTTTCAGCCGGGGGTGTCTCTTGCGCTACACGCGCAAAGAGAGGATAAGAACCGGGGGTTTTCTCGGTGATTGGGATGAAGGGGGTGGATAGGGCTTTTAGTTTTTCAGCATCCACAACTTCCTGATAGAGTTCCGCCCGTTGTTCTGGACGGAGATTGTTGAAAGCCACCCCATAATGTTCCCTAGTATAGTCCTCTACCACATTGGCGGGTGGGCGCCCCGCATTTGGACTCTCAATCCTAGTCTCTCCTACCTTCTCCCCCCCATACTTCTCGAACATCTTGGGGAGCATCTGGTCATAGAGCCTTTTGAGACCTTCGCCGCCGACTTTTAAATCTAAACCCTTGTACTCCCCCCGAACCCACGGCTGTTTTACTATTTTCTCAGCCAGTTCTTTACCAACTACATCTGGTAATTGTCCCTGTGGAACATCGAGTTTATCGACTATTCTCTCCCCTGCATTATTGTAACCGAAGATGTTAAATGTCCCGTCCGGGTTTGCTAGGGCTTCAATCTTGTCAAAATGTTTACTCAAATCATACCTTTTCGCCTGAACCTCTCCGGGCGTCCACGCCACGCCGTCAAAACCGTTCTCCTTCGCGTACCGCAGGATGCGCTTAACCCCGATGTCATAAATCCTGTTCTTGAGATACTCGGGCATCTTCCCTTGATTCTCGTCCGACGGTCCCTGCATCTCTTCTACGAAGAGAATCCTATTTCCCCGCACCCCCATGTCAGACATCCCGGCGTCCAACATCTTCTGGCGCTCATGAGTAAGTCTTTGAACCTTACCACCCTTGCCTCCTACCTCTACTGATGTTCCTTCAGAGTCAGCTACAAATCTCTCATTAAACCTAATCCTCACCACAGGATTTTGAATATCTGAATATTGGGAGTGACCGTCTTTCCAAGAATCTTGAAGTATTTTTGTCGGTGCGTTGTGGTCGGCAGATATTTTGGCATTATGCTCCATTGCCGCTTGATCGCGGGGGGACACCGGCACCGTCACAAACATCTCCCGGTAGCTTCCCTCTTTCGCGCCAGGTTCGGTGTATTGGGAGAAGTGGGTGGGGGTGGTTGAAGCATATCCTGGATATGCTTTTTTCAAATAGGCCACGGCATCAGCTACGGAGTATCCGGCAGTGCCTTGGAAACCATTGCCATCATCATAGATTTCATACGCACCGCTCTCATAGACAACGGTATACCCATTGGATAAACGTGCTTCTCCTGTATCGTGCAAGTCTTGCTCGATTTCATTCCACCCCGTATTGGCTCCCCCCAACACCACATCCTTCAGTTCCACCTGATTTTCCTTCAGGTAATCCATGACTTCGTTCTTCGTCGCCTTCTCTTTACCTGCGAGCCACTCCCTCACCCCTGACTGTTCCAGCTCGTCTTTCTTCAGGCTGGTGTCTTTGAGGAGTTGCTCGAAGTGAGAAACGGGAACCGGCTTGTCCCCCTTCAGGCTCCGGGTCTTGTCGTCAAGATGTTTTTCCAGTTTCGAGTACCAGATCACGGGTTTACCTTCCGAGTTGAATCTCGTCGGAGCGAGATCGGCGAACATCTCGTCGAATTTGGCGAAGGGGTATGTCCCTTGAAATTCCTTCAGGGGAGTCAGGGATTTCTTATCTCCCTTCATCGCCTTGCCAGCCTCGGCCACAAGGTTACGAATTTCAGCATCGGAGAGTTTCAGGTCAATCCCAAAGACCTTCCTCACCCAGTCCTTGAGGACGGAGACGAACTTATCCCACACGGGGGATTTGGCATCGGTCTTTGCGAACTCGACCAGCCACTCTTCAGTAGCTTCAGCCTTACCCGCCTTGGTCTTCCAGTCAATCCCTACCTTGTCAGCGAACTCCCTTACTTCCGTCCCCCTCGAACTCCACGCCCGACCGAGCAGGGTGTCGAAGTCCTTCCCGAGAGACTCACGGAAACCGGCATGGATAAGTTCATGTTTTAACAGAATCTCCTTCGCATGGTCAAGGTCTTTCAACTGATCGGCGACCATCCATATCTTACCTTCGTGGTAGACACCCGAGAAGTCGAAACCCGGTTGCTTGAGACCGGGGATCTCCGATCTGCTGCGCACAACCTCGACCGGGATTTTTAAGCCCTTGGAGACCTCGGTGATTCCTGTTTCGATTGTGGTAAAGAGCGTCTCGGTTTTCTGAATCTCCCGGCTGAACTTTTCGTCCTTCGTTTTGCGAAGTTCTTCCAGTCCTGCTTTTATCCCTTTTTCTTTCCAGTCCACTTCGGGGTTGAATCTCCGCAGGAGGTCATAGAGCTTTGTAACGTCTGAGTTCATAGCACCCTCGCTTCTGGAGAAACGCAACCCGTCAATAAATTCAAAGTCATTCCCCACCAGACCCTTCGCCCGGTTGTAGCTCACAGACTCAAGACCCTCGGGGGCCGTTCTCATGCTGCCGGGGATCGCCCTGTAGGTCTCCGGGTCGTTGATGCGAAGCCAGGGGATGATCTCACGGCGAGACAGGAAAGTGCCATCGGGGAGGACATACCCCTCTTTCATGGAGCCTTGCAGCTTGCCGTGGCGGTTCTCGAAGTCGCGGGGTATCTTTGCCAAGGCTTCGTAATGCGTCCCCGTACCCGGTTCGGCGGTCGTGACCATCTCTTTCCCGCCTTCAGGGGCGAACCTCACAGCCGGTCGGAGTATCTTCTCTTCTTCCATCATCCTGTCGGTGATGGGTTTCATTCGGGCAAAGCGGGTTTCATCGGGTTTAAGTCCGGTCTCTCTGGCGAGAAGATCAACAGCCCTCAATGCGGCCTCCGGGGTCTCGGCTTCCCGGATGGTCAGTCTGCCGTTCGGGAGGATGTCGGCAACCGCAATAATAGAAGCGTCACCGTTGGCATCCTGGCCCCACCACTCGACGGTATCACCCACCCGCCTTATCGCTTCACGCCCCTCCGCCCCTGAGACATACCTCGCCTCGTTGTCCTTGAGAGGCTCTACTTTTCCTTGGCTTTGGATAGCACTATCGCCTGTTCCGGCGACAGGTTCTTTTTCGTTGTCCCGATATGCCCCTTCTCCTTGTACGCCTTCGCCAGTTCGTGAAAGTTGAACTTCTTCTCTTTCATAATCCACCCCCCGGAGTGCTTCGTATTCCTGTATCCCTGCAACCATCTCGTCCGATGCGCTGACGTATCCCATCTCCTTCGCCATCTTGAGGCTCTCCGCCGTGTTGGGGATGCGTTCTACCTCCCCAGTCTGCGGGTTCAACATCATGTAGGAGTCAGGTTTTAAAGCCTCAAGGCTCACCGCTGCGCCCTCGGTCTCCTTGTTCTCGGCCATGATCTCAAGGGGGGTCTTCTCTCCGCCGGTCGCAACGCTCTCCTGCACGGCTTTAAGCACTTCCGTCCTCGCCTTTTCCGGGGTTCCGGTTTCGACAGGCTCCTCGGGGGCTTTGAACATCTCAACGGCGTCAACCGGGATGGGTTGCTTTTTGTTTATAAGATCTAAGGCTTGCGCTCTCCAGAGTTCCGCCGTGGTTTCGTTCCCACCTTTTCCACGCTGGTAAATCATTTCCACAGCCTTCGCACGGGACTCTTTATTCATCTCCGGGTTCGACAGGGCTTCGTTCAGGACATCCGCCGCCCCCTTGCGATGCGCTGCGTTCAGGACACCGAAGATGCCGCCTGTTATGGTCGCCGACAACCACTGCTGCGGATTGGTGAGGATCTCGGTCGCCGTCTGTTCGGGTTTTACCCCTGCGGCTGATTGCGCAAGAGCGGTTGCCGCCGCTGCGCCCTGCATGATGGGGGTATCCACAACCATCCCGCCTATGATGTCCTTGACGAACTCCTTCTTCGCCGGCTGCGCCAGGGTTTGTGCCGACTCCTTGAACAACAGGCTGCGACCTGCCTTGGCCCCCGGTCCCATCAACGCCATTCCTGCGGCGGAGACTACGCCGGGGAGGATCGAAGCGGCCACTGAATCATGAACATCCTTACCCTGTTCCCTCGCCATCTCATAGGTCTTGTCTGCCGTGGCAAGGCCGATGCCCGCCGGGAGTCCGACCCTGGTTATCGCCTGGGTCTTTTTCAATCCCCGAGCGACGGCAGAGAAACCTCGGGCGAGAGTACCCGCGGCGGCAGGGAGACCGGCCTCCGGCGCAATAGCCGACACAAACGCCTCGCCCGCCAGGTATGGTGCCATAGTCGCAAGACCCTCGACCGCCCCCCCAACGGTTGCGGCTATCGGATGCGCCTGGACGAACTCCGGGGACATCGCGTGTTTTTCCTGCGCCTCTTTGCCTGTCTGTATCAGTTGCGATGCTCCGTGGAATTTCCCCGCTGTGAGAGCATGAGCTATGCGCCCGGACTCTTCAACCATCGCCCCGAAGGTTCTCGGTACTGCCTTCAAGGTCTCCTGGACGAAAGAGCCTGTGTCGCCATTCGGAGAATCGAACTGCGGACCTTTATATACCGGATATTCAAAATCGGCCATTATCTTACCCCGGATACAACTTGACCATTAGAGAGTTTGTAGAGCGGCATTCCGTCGGCCCCATAAGTTCCTGTGGGAACCCCGCCTTGCGGGGCGTAGTGCCTCGGCACCTTGCTCCTATTCAGAAAATTTCCTACCTTCTGTTCCTTCACCGGGCTCCACCCTTTTGTCGCCATACTGTAGTCCTGCATCCCCTCGGTCGCCTTGCCCACATCCCCACCCGACGCAGTAAGGAAGTCCTTAAAAACCGGAGTGCTTTTATTCTCCTGCTTCAGAGCCTCAAGCGCGGTCTTGGAGTTGGACTTATCGAAATTGAGTCTGCTGGCGTCCAGCCCGAGCCTCTGGGCCTCGAAACCTTCCTGAACCCCCTGATGCTTTATAGTGTTCTCAAGGATCTTGCTCTGGAGCGCATTATTCTGCTTCGCTATCTGGAGATTGGCATTTATGTTCTGAACATCCACGGCATTCTTATCAGAAGCAATATCCGCCGCAGTATCCTGGCCCCTCACGGTTGACATGAAGTTCATCCCATGCGCAGCCCCACCGACCATGCTCTCCAAAGACCTGTTAACCCCGCTGGTCGCCGCTTCAGCGAGCGCAGCCCTCGTCCTGCCCCGGAGGAAAGGATTGAACGGGTCAACGGCGGTCTTGTAGGAACGCATCATGTCATCCAAGGTCTCAGCAGTGGCTTTCTGTTCGGGGCTCCCGGACCAGGGGTTTGTGAGAGGATTGGTCTTAGGGTTTGAGATCATGGAAAGGGGAACCTCTTTCTCCGTTGCTCCGGGAGTATGGGCGATGCCATTGGGGGTCGGGGCGACCGTGGCCCCGCTGACAAAATTTGTTCCTGAAATGGGGGCTCCGGTCAGCATGGACCTTCCCACCGTGCCAGTGATATTCTCCGGCCCTTCGAGCTTCTGGCCGGCGGCGGTATAGAACCCGAGGGGCTTGCTGAAGGAGTTGGACTCAGGATCGTAACCGTAAGTCGCCCCGGTGTCGCCCTTTGTCAGACTGAAACCGTTCTCCGTAGGGGGACCGGGGTAGACATTATCTGCGATGTTCTGCACAGCCCTGGAAAAGTCCGCTCCCGCATTGGCGGTCTTGGCGACCTGATGGAAGTTCCTCACCCGAGCCGGTTTTTCGGGAGCGGGTGTAGGAGAGACCGGAGGGGCAACCGGAGGAGCAATCCCATCTCCATGCGAAGCAATAGGAGCCACCTTCGGCGCAGCTTGACCAGCAAAACCCCCGGTGGTAAAGCTGAAGTCTCTCGGGTCTTTCTTAAATGATCCTGTAGTAAAACTGAAATCCGCCATGACGACCTCCTATATGGGACAGCAATCTATCCCGTTACCGCGTAGACCCGCAATAGTAACCTGTTTGACAACACTCATATTGGACACCCGCAACTTAGCCAGCAAGCACCCGGTCTGCGGTGCCGAGTAACCGCCGGTTACGAAATAAAGAAACCGACCATCCTCAGAAACGGTGATCCCGGCTATCGGCGCATTGTAAAGGAACTCCTGCGACCCACTGACATACCCGAGCCCAGAATTGTACTTCCGCACGATCACCCGCTGCGGTTGCCCCATCCCCCGCGCATTTTCAGCCTCGTAGTAACCGACGAACACAAATCCGCGCTTGCGGTCCGCACTAACTATCCCATAAGAACTGGCGGGGGGGTCGCCAGCGGGTTGATTCGCAGTCGCCAATATGGAATCGGTCTGCGTGTCAAAGGAGATCAATCCCCATTGCGGGATAGTGCCTACAAAGGAGCGCACCGCATATATCCGCTTGTTCTGCGGATTGTAAATGGCCGAGTTCGCCGCAATGGAGTCAGCCGGGTTCGATGATATGGCGACATCATTCTCATAAGCGAGACCACTGCTGAACTTCTCCAGCACCGCCACCTGACCGGCGTAAACATGATCCCTCGTCGCCACCACGGAATACGCTGCGCCCTTGCCCCAGTAGGAATATGGAAACGCATACTCGTCATTGTGCATCTGGGAGGAGCTAAGGACTTGTAGACTCCCCTTGTCGATCCTGAACAGACTATCCTTCCGATGCGGGTACAGGGTCGAGTAGTCCATCGCGGACACATATATTGAGTCGTTAATGACGTAGTTGTTTATCGCCCGGAGGTAGACATTGCTGTAACCAGTCGGCAGAGCCAAGGAGTTCTCGATCTTCATACTCCGCATATTCAATTTATGCACATAGTCAAATGTATCGGCGCAGTAAGCCTTCCCGGTTTTTCTGTCTGCTACCACGTTCGACAGGAACCCCCAAGAAAAGCCATTCATATTCGCGGGGGCGATGGTAATTTGTTTCCGCAGGCTCAAACTGGGGTCAAAGAAAAGGACATACCCAGGAGTAGAATCCGTCGCCCCCATCGCTGCCACCACGACCCGCTCCCGTTCATACTCCGGCTTGCCCTTCTCCTCGGGGGGAACAAAAATCTTGATCTTCTCGTCCCCTGCCGCTTTAAAGAAAGAGATAGCCGCCCCGCTGGAGAACTTGATCGGCCCCCATGTGGCGGTGCCGAGATGAGCGTTGTTCTGCCTGAACTGGTGCAGGAGTCTCCGGGCTTCGCCCAAGTAAATCTTGCAACCCTCGGCGTCCCCCTCAGTGAAAACCCTGGTTCTATCTCCAAACAACCCAATCTGTGCCATTATGAAGTCTCGTCTGTGTAGTGGTAATCCACATAGCTGTTAGACGCTTCGTTGTTGTCCTTGGCGTCGTAACCCACGCTCGCGGTAGCAGACATCCCGGACAGTGCAGAAGCTACGAGCTGAGTGCAGAGTTTGGTCAGTTCCGTGATGCCGGCGGCGAAGAGTGTCCGATACTCTATGAACTCCTTCAAAAGCAGTTCGTCCTTGCCCAGTTCGCTTGTGTTCGCGGCCTTGATAGCCTCGACATCGGCCATGTACTTCTGAACGGAAGCAGTGATGATCTTGGTCTTGACATCCGCCTGAGACGTATAGGAGAGAACCTGGGCCTTGAATATTTCGGCCTCGGCGTTGACCTTTGCGGCGATGGCATTGTACTGGGCGACAAATACATTGATGTACTCCACCTGTGCTTTGTATATCTCCACGGCGATAGCGGGAGCAGCCTTGGCCGCATCGAGGGACCGGGACCAGAAGGACGACAGATAGGAACGCTTCGTGCCTTCATAGTTGAGTCCGCTGGTCAGGTAAGCCTTGGTCATGTCCTGCGCAAGTTCCGCCTGTTTCGTGGCGATGTCCCTGTTGGATGTGAGCCTTGCATCGGAGAACTTGGTCTCCTGATCTACGAGCATCGCGGCAACGGCTCCACCCGGCAGACCGAAGGAGGTATCCGATGATTCCCCGGCAAGACGGTTCTTGGCTTCCGCCAGTTCTAATAGAGCCCGCTCCTGCTCACGGTTCCATATCCCTTCCTCGACCGCCGCCCCGAGTCCGGTCCCACCGTTTGTAATACCATCCACCAATTTCTCAACCAGAGAAATATCCACATCCGAGGTGTAACCCCCCTCCTGGAAATTGAAGTTGGTCGCCGGGGGTTGCGGGATGACGGTCGGCAGAGCGGGGAAGGTCTCCGAAGGAGGCGGCACGGGGGGAGTGAGGTTGAACTCCGCATCGAGCTGGTCGTATGTCGGCGCATCGAGAAGGTTGATCTCGGGCATCGGCCTTATGGATGTAAGGATCGACTGAAGGTACTCGGAGAGCGTCATCCCTGGGTTGCTGCCGACAAAACCCTGAAGTGCCTGGAGAGCATTATTGGCAACGGTGTACCCCTCGACAAAACGCCCGGTTGTAAGACCTATGGCTGCAAGATTTGAATTGTAGCTGACCGTCATCACATACTCCTTATCCGTCTGGAGGAGACATTAAAGTGCAGGTCCAAGTTACGTAGCGCGAAGTCAGACCCATCCACGTTCTTGATGACCGGCTTCCAGTTCTCCCCCTCGCAGCCGCGACCGAACGGAACCCGATGGTTACTCAAGCTGTCCGTCAAGTCCTCGTCAGTAAAGTATTCGTAAGGGTCTTCCTCCTCATCGGTGTAGAGGTCAATCTCCAGCTCCCCATCCCCCCGAGCGTTCAAGTAAGCCTGGGTAACGAACTTCTGGGCGTTGGAGTTGAAGTCGGTAGTGGGGAGATGGGCCTCCGCTTCAATAATGGAAGTGTTATCCAGATCGCCGGTAAAGAGCTTCATCACCCCCGCGCTGCTCGCCCCGTAGTAGGATCCCCGATAGAAGCAGAAGGAATTGAACCCATAAGGCGCCCACTCTGTAACAACCCCGTTCTGAGCGTTTACCACAACGGCCTTGTAAACCCCGGTGCCTATACCTGCTCCAATGACACCCTTCAGAGTCGCGGATGCCGTGCCGACTGCGAGAACCACTCCGGTTCCTTCCCCGGTAAGCCCCGCAAACGCCCCGCTCCCGGTTCCGATACACCCGCTGTTGCCATACCCTACGAGCTGATGCACCTTGCGCAGATCCGCCGCCCCGGTCCCCAGAGCGATGACATATCCCACCCCGGAACCGGAGAGAGCCTTCAACCGCCCGCTGCCGGTCGCAGCTCCATATCCGATGCCGGTTATTTTGCCGATGTTCCCGGATGCGGTCCCTACGGCCACAGCACCCGCAGGGGAATATCCTCCAACCACCACCCCTAGAGGAGCCGCATAGGTCAGGAACGTGGCGCTCTTGACAAAAGCTACCGCGCCGCCGGCAACCGCTCCACCCGATGATGTGATGCTGTAGTCAGCCATCCCCTACCTCTTAGGCCGGTTCGGTGTACTGGAAGGAACTCGCTGTTATGGTCATGGTCACGCCGCTGACTGCCTGGTTCGGAGTGAAGTTGAGGTCCGCCCCGGACGAAGAGACCGAGCCATCAATACGAGGACCGGACGGAGTTGCGGAAGCCGCGTCCGCAGCACTACGGGCGAAGCGGTAAGAAGCGGGAACCCCGGTCGCCACGGCAACACCCGACCATGTGCCATTGCCCGACAGCACTCCGGCGACAGACTCTCCGAAGGTCAGCCCGTTCACCGCAGTAACCCCGCCGGACATATTGCCGTAGGAAGCGGTGATAGTCGTAAGGCTGGCAGTGACCACGAAAGAGTTGACCAATGCCCCTGAGCCGATTGGCGCCGTGAGAGTGACAACCGCAGTGCCGCCGGAGGATGCCACATATCCGTGCCTGAAGGTCTGGTCGTTAATGGCGTCGATCAGGTTCAGAGCGGTCTGGGCGAGCGAAGAACTATAGGAAACCGCCGAAGCAAGAAGCGGCTCGCTGTTGACCGTTACCTGATTCACGCTCCCGGATGATCCGCCCGTCAGGGTTACGGAGCCGATTGCCAGGGTCTCGGCGGTGTGAGCGCCCGAGGACTGGGTGAATGTAACCAGAAGGTTGCCGTTCGGCGCAACATCCGGGTCGGTCGGCTGCACCCCGTCATAGAGACAAAGCACCCCGCCCTGAAGGGCTTGCTTGGTGCAACCATTCTTCTGCCTGAACTGCCTGAAAAGTGTTGATTCGTTTATCATTGAAAACCCCCTATGAAATTATTGGTTGGGTATCGGGAAAGTCCCCCACAATGTATGGCGTAAAAGGCAAAGGGTAGGGCGGTATCACCCAAGGAAGAAGCGATTGACGATCCCTACTCGGACCATCTAGTCTAACCCTCAGCCTCTCGATCTCTTCCCTGAGAAACTGATTCTCCCGCTCCAGACTTGCGATTCTTTCTTCTTGGCTCATTTCCCTTACCTCAATGATGTTATTAGCTGCAAATAACCAGCCCCGGTGTCTTTTCTGTCCCGAGCGACGAGCGCAGCCTTTGAGCCGTCGGGCATGATGTATTTTTCATTGGTCAGGTTGATAAGATCCCCGGTCGGAGTGCCAACCACTATCCCTTCATGGGAAGCCCAAACCGGAGTCCTTTTCCCTAGATCGCCGCGTATCTTCTGACCATCCACATAGGTCTTCGAGCCTCGCTTCGCGCCGTAGGGAGCGACCTCGGTGGCTGTGAACTGATGGGGATTGTTCCCTGAGAGATAATAAGTGCGTGTTCCCGCAGCGACCCACACCCCGTACTCGCCAGCGGCGATAAGGTCAATGTCGGCGGGGAACTGTTTGAAGTTGTAACGGAGGTCAGTCTGAAACAGTTTGAAGGCATCGCTGAAATAAAGGACATTCGCCACCGCCCAGAACAGTCGGGCCTTGTAGAAGTCAAGGCAGGAGCCGGGGAATATGCGCACCCTGTTCAACTCGGTGGGGGAGGGGACGGCATAGGCCGTCCTGTTCTGGATGTAGCCGATGACCGCTCCGTTCGTGAAGAATATGAACTTGGGAGTTTCCTGGAAGGACATCTCACTGGCCCCGACACCGGCTGCGACGACGGAAAAATCAGGGAACGAACAGAGATCGTTCCCCAATATGCAATAGGCATAATTGCCATCCAGTGTCGCCCACAGTGAATGGGGGGCAGAAGACGAGGTAAGCGTATAGCCGCTTCGCCGACTGAGCGAGAGCGCAGTATCAACTTCGCAATTTGTGGCCTCGCTTACCTCGTAAGAAATACCGTCATCGTCGATACCGGGTCGCCAGATCGAAGGTGCCTTGAGATCCTCTGTGGGCTTGCGGTTGTTTATCCCCAAGCAGCGAGCAAACGATAATAGAGCCACAGTTGACCTCCATCACACTACATAGAGAGGATTGCCGGCGAACGTCGGACCCCCGCCTGACAGCCTTCTGAAATCCCGTTTCCCCTCTTTGGCATACATCTTGTAATTGCCGAAATGCTCCGCCGCCTTCACGGGATCCTGCAATTCGGAGTCATGATCGGAAAAAGCCCTCCACGCGGCGTACTCGATGGGTGCGAAGTGGTGGTCCTCCGGGATCTCAAGTTCGGTGTCGAACTTCCCGTTCACATCCTGGTGGTCGAACACGACCAGGCTCCTGCGCTGTACCCGGAGGTCAAATTCATAAACGGTGTCGGGGATGGGGTAAAGTGTCAGCTTCTGGGTCTCCCGGTCCGTCTGCCACCCATAGGGGGGCCCCGGTGTCAGTTCGATGGTGGAGAAAGAATTGCTCCACTGGTCCAGTGCCTCGGACGAACGCTGATGCTCGAAGAACTGGGTCAGCCGCACGTTGTCGCCGTACCACACCTCGTAAACCCTGATGATCCTTGAGTCGATATCGTACTGGTCGATACCCGCCTGGGTCGTTATGGTGTAGCTGTTGCGGTCGGTGAAAAAGCCGGTGTCCTTACAGAACTGATCCTGGCCCATCGCAAGGAACCGCATAAGGCGCCTGTCGCTCCACCTGTAGGGAGTGCGGGTGTCACGGAGGACATGCCTGAGTTCGTCTAGGACATCGACACGGAGCATTTATATCTTCTTCCTCTCCATATATGGACCCTCGATGATCTGGTAGGGGATCGCGGGATAAGGAACCCAGTCGTTGTACTCCTTGCCGTTGGCGTCGAGCTTCGTCACCTGGCGCTTCGACATGCAGGTTCTCAGGTTCTTGACAAAACACTCGGGGATGTTGGGGACATCCACACCGCGCCGGATCTGGAGAACCTCGCCGTTCACACCGACAACCTCGAACTCCGGCAGACCCTCAACCGAGGCGATATTGATGGTGTAATAGGGAGGTGCATACTCTTCCTTCCCCTTGTGGATCCTGCTGAGACCGGCGGCAACCGCTTCCTTCTGAATCGCCGGGGTCTTGAACTCGTCCAAACTCAGGTCTATGCCTGCTGTTTCCATGAATCGTCTCTCCTTTAGTCGTCGTTTTCTTCGTCGTCTTCCATGTCCTTCGCTGCTTCATCGAAGGCGCTTTCAAACTCTTTCTTGGTGGAATACTCAGTATCTAAAAGCGGAAGGAGCTTCTCGACAGCCGAGGCCGCTTCCTTTTCATCTTTACAAAGAATCTGTTTATCCGCACCCGAATCACAGGGTATACAACCATCTTTATCCTTCTTCCGTTTGAGGGGAACCCTTGCTTCCACCACATATCCATTATCAATCTTGGCAACTTCTAGGATCCGTTCAAGGTACATAGTCGGTCCCTCCTACCTAAAAAGCCCCTCGGCGGAGAACCGAGGGGCTGCGCACAATAATCCCAACGCTTAGTCGATCAGCACACGGGTTGCACTGGTAGGAGCGGAGATGCTGGTTGCGTTGCCGCTCACATTGAAATAGGTGGTCGTCACGTTTGAAGCGTCCAGCGCGGTAGTACCAGCAGTGAAGTCGCTCCCTGTGGCATTCTGAACGATGATGAAACCAATCAGAACCTTGGTACTCGGGGTGGAGATTGCGGACACCGCAGCCAGAGCGAGAGCGAATGAATCACAGTCAGCAGTCTTGGTCGAGGTAGTGACAGTCCCGGCGTTGTCCACATAAAACGCCCACCCTGCGTAATGAGCAGTCACCAGAGTTCCGGCAATCGCGCTCATATCCCCCGCAGCAACATAGGCCCAGGTTCCACCGACTTTTGCGACGATGTTGGTGGTGGACCGCACTATGGCACTCCCCCCTGTTTTTATTGCGAGAGCCGCCGGCTGGAGGACACCGGAGATCTGAGCGGTGCGGAGCGAGAGGATGTCGGCGAAGCCCTTGGCGAGATCGGTCAGAAGAGCCTTGCCGAAGTCCAGCAAGTTACCGGCAAACGCGCAGGAAGAGGCACTTACTTTGGTCGTAATAGCCATGATAGACCCCCCTTACGCGGCGACCCCACCGACCGGAAGAACGGAGATGTCGGTGTAGGTGTCAGTAATACCGGCGGCACTGAGATTGGTGGTGCCGGGGGTAAAGGTGTGGGTGGAGTCGGTCTCGACCTTCAGTTCCGCCACCGGGCAAGCGGTGGGGAGGCCGTTGGCATCGACCGGGATCTGGCCATGCGTGGTGGAAGTCCCTTCAACTACAACGCCCGTGCCGGTAGCATCGAGGCAGAGTAGAAAATACTTAGTCGAAGAAACAGGAACGACCGACCCGGCAAGTGTCCACACATCATCGGTGGTTCCTTTGGAGTACATCTTGCCATTGATGCAGTAATAAACGGTTGCGGAGAGCCTTGCTTTGGTAGCAGTGCCACCGATACCGGCAGAGCAAAGGCTGAACGCCCTGGTTCCCATCATCTTGCGGACAGCATCGTTCTCTACATCAGAGAGGCAGATGCCTTTTTTTGCTGAAGTTGTCATAATTGACCTCCTGAAAAATTTGAAGGGGGAGGTTCACTCCCCCTGGTTACTTAGCTCAGTTCGGAAGCGGCGACCTCGGCAACAGCCATGAAGAGCTGATTGAGGATCACACAGCCGAAGTATGCCTTCCAACCCACATGGCCCCTCTGACCGAGCTTGTCGGAATCAGAGATGGTGCCGGGATTGCGCACGATGGGGGCGATGACGGAACTCTTGCCCTTCAGCGGCACAGACGCAGCACAATGAGAACCAAGGAAGATGATCGGATAAACGTCGGCAGAAGTGCCGCCGGTCGTCACCATCGAGGAACCGGAACCAGCATAAGCCCCACCACCGTTGGCATAGGACTCATAAATGGTCGAACGGATGTAGCGGACATCCTCGACGCAGCCGATCTCGAAGGTATCGACGGGAACCTTTGAACCGTAGTCCACGGCATCCTTGAACCCGGCCATCGCACGGACATCATTCTCACAGTCGGGGTGAACCAGGGCCACATAACCGGCGCGGACGGAGACAGTCCCGAAGTTCGGGGTGCTGGCGGTCTGCTGAGTGATGTAGCCGACGTTCTGGCGTTTGAATGCGCGGGTGATCTTCCTCTGGAGAGACAGGGTGATCGGGGTGTTCACGTCGGTACGGGCGGTGCCGTTGGCGTAGAACTTGTTGGTCCCGGCCTTGAGGGTGTTGTAGCGGAGGGTCTCAAGGGTCTGAGCCGCCTGTTCAGCAATGATGCCGGTGTACTCCTGAAGGACAGAATCCTCATGGAAGTCGGCGATGTGGTCGGTGAGCTGGACAAAATCGCCATACTGGGTCAGGGTGCAGGAATAGTCGGTCTTGGCGACCGCGTTGCCCTGCGGAGTCACGCCCTCAACGAGCGGGGTGGTTGCGACAGCGAGAGCCTCATAACGCCTGAAGATCGCCACCTTGGTCGAGTTGGAAGGAAGGGGACGAAGATCAATGAATTTCTCGATGGTCAAATACGGAAGCGCCCTCATTAGGAAACCGGGCATCGCCTTCCCTGCGGTACGCGGGGAGATGTCCCCATACAGATTAATAGCCATAACATACCTCCTGGCGGGTAGTTATCCCGCAAAGTTTAACCCTATGTAGGGCGCTCCTAGATTTTAGAAGCCTGAATTTTTATATTTCCCAGATTTGACCTCCGATTCAAACGCAGCATCAAAATCGTCAGGATCTTCCTCAGATGTCACCGATGTTCGTACTACCCCCGGCATCTCCATCTTCTTCAACTCAGCGGCCTTCTTTTCCTCTTCAGCTTTTGCCGCCGCTTCCGCCGCTTTCTTTTCCGCTTCTGTCGTGCCTACCCCGTTGGCCTTCTTGTAGTCATCGAAGACCTCGATCACATCTTCCGACTTGCCGTTGTTCAACGCCCAGACATAACCTGCCTGGAGACGCCGGGGTTGCTTCTCTATCCACTTGGCGACATCGCCTTTATTGTATAAATCAAGGGCGTCGGGGTGTTTCTCAAGAATAGGCTTCAAGAACGCCTGATTGTCGGCCTCCGAGACAGACTCCACAACCGGGTCGAGCTTGTCCTGGAGTGCCTTGGTAGCATCCTCAAGTTTCTTTTCCAGCGCGGCGACCTGGGCTTTGAGCTTATTGGCTATCCCCGCCTGGTCCGGCCAATCCTTCTCGAACTTGTCCCACGCCTCCTGTTCCGCCTTCTGTGCCTCGATCTCCGCGGGCGTCGGGCCTTTCACCGGCTCCTCTTCCTTCGGTTTGATCCCGGCCTTTATCTCGTCGAGCTGCGCTTTGAGGGCGAGGATCTCGGCGGAGTCCTTCTCCTCCGGCTCGGCCTTCTTTGCAGCTTCCTCGGCTTTTTTCGCCTCTTCAGCGGCCTTGAGTTCCTCGGCCTTCTTCGCCTCTTCAGCAGCCTTCAGCTCCGCATCATCGTCCTTTTCCTTGTCCGAGGGTGCGCTCAACTCCTCGTCGAACGCCGCTTCAAATTCCTTGTCCAAGTTTTCCTGTTCTTCGTCCACAAAAACCTCCTTATGGTATCATGTTTTAATTTACTACATTTTTAGTATTCTGTCAAGATAAAAACCTGAATCTAAATAACTATCTATGGAGAAGCCGAAACTTCCGCCGCCTTCTGAGAAGCTGGCTTGAAAAGGTTAATCAAATCAGATAGTTCCTTGATGTTGCCACGCAGATCGGAAACCTCGTTCTTCGCCAGTTGCTCCTTCGCCAGTTCGCGCCGGATGACCAGAAGCTCAAATAGAGGATCCGCTATGCTACTCCCCGGAAGACGCTCCTGTAGAAGCACTTTGAGTTCCCTTTCCCGCTCCTTGTGGGGCGAGAGCGTCCAGCAGTAATTGGATTTGTGATAAAGCGGCATTGTCTTTCTCTCCTTTCGCCTTCGCCAGATTCAACGCCACGCTGGAGAGGGCATCCTGAATCTTGGTGTCCATCATCCGCCCGATCTCTTCCGCCTGGGCCTGGTCCTTCATCGCCCTCGCCTGGAAGCTCTGGGCCTGGGACTCTACCAACGACTGCTGCGCATTGGCGGCACTTGCCTGGGCCTGATCGAACCTGTCGAGAGCGGCCTGGGCCTCTTCGGGGTCTTTGATCCTGTTCACAGGAAGATCACGGGACTTGAACCTGTCCATCAGAAGCCCACGCTCGTCAACCATCACCCGTTCCCGTGGGGTCAGGGTCAGAACCAGTTGGTCCAGGGCCATGCCCCGTACTTCCTTGGCGACCAGGGACATCGCCCCCTTCGGCTGCACCCGGTAGTCCCCCTTGATCTCTTCCTTGTCGTTGTACTTCATGTTCCACTTGACCAGCGACCCGATAAGCGACGATACAAAGCGGTCAAACGCACGGGCGTCGTCCTTCGTCACCATGTCCCCGCCGCCGGCCATCATACTCATGTTGTTTGAAGTCCTGAATGCCTCGCCGAGCGGTTTTGCGTCTCCCATCCGCCACGCGGGGAGGTTGGACTCGGTATCGAGGATCTCGGAGTAGAGACGCCGAAGTTCTGTGAGTTCCCCCAGGTGGGAATCAATGCTGTATGTCCTGATAGCCGGGTAGTTCGCCTCCTGCATCTCCCCCTGCCGATGGATAGTAACCCCGCCGGTAATGGTCTTTTGTGACTCCCCCGGAGCCAAGAGGTCGTCGTTCACTTCCACTATTGAAGCAGCGCACCCTGCCATGTTGTCCATTGTCGCCCGGTCAACGGAACAGAGCTTCATCTGTGAATCACGCAGGACTTCAACCTTGCTTGTCCCGGTCAGGGGACTGTCCTCGTCGTCCTCGAAAATGAAGGCATGGTACATATCGGCGGGGCGCTCTCCGAACGGGGCAAGATCAGCCTTGATGCACTTCTCGTCCAGAAGCCAGATATCGGCCAGGATGTCTTTCCCCATCGCCGACCCCGGCACATCGACCCCGACTTCCGCCAAATCCGATGCGGAGACGTACCCATACCAGCGGATGATCTCATACTGCCGTTTGCTCTGGGGGGCGTTCTGGTCTACCTTCTTGATCTCGTTGAGGTCGGCCTCGTAGGAACGGGCCTTGTAGTTGCCGTCCTTGTGTTCCTTCAGGTATTCCCGGATGACCCCGCCGAAGAAGTCCTCGTCCACCGCCAGGGCATACAGGCTGTTGCGGGGGAGAACCATCCGCTCAAATACCCCCTCCATCCCCCGCCAGTTCATCGCCGACAGGTCAGGATAGAAGTCCCACGCCTTCAACGGCATGTAATAGGGAACCTTCTGGGGCCGCTCCACCGCTTCATACTTCCCGGACTCGGGGTTGGGCATCCACTCCCTCTCCACTATGGTCTTGACTATCGGGCCTTTGGCGACCCCATACCCGTAAATGCCACCACGCCTAATGACCTTCTTGCACAGCTCCGGGTAGTCCACCTCACCCTGGTCCAACTGGGTCTCGCACTCCTTTATCATCTGCTCAGCACGTTTCTCAGCGAAGGCCCGAACCGCCCGCTCTATCTGGTCGGAGGTCAAGGGACGGGGTTCCACGGGCTGCGCATTGGGATCCTGCTGTTGGGCCATAAGAGTCTGCTGTTGCGCCTGAATCTCCTCCTCCTGCTGGAGAGCGGCGATGATGCTGTCAAGATCTTTCTTGGCGATATTGGGGAATGGAGTAGGAATCAGATCCCAGTTCTTCTCCTGGGCCGGGAACATCATTTCCATCATCTTCGCCACCCATCCGACGATCTTGGTGTGGGTGTCCTTGGGGTAGACCTTGGATTTCCCCTCGGGGATCTTCACATCAGCGTCATAAATGGCCTTGTACTGACGCAAGTTCCTCAACCATTGCAGCTCAAGCTGGCGCCTCTCGCTGTCGTAAATATCGAACTTGCCCTTGAGACGGGTTCCCAGAGCATCCAGGGCATCGGCATTTTTCACTTGCATGGCATATCTCCTTAATATCCGGTGTAACGATCACCGACAGGGCGCGTGGATCCGCGCAACGAGTTCAGGAAAAAATCCGTCTTCGACCTGCTGTAGTCCTCGGCCCGGTAGTGCTTGCCGAGAATGAACATCGTCCCATACTGGTCAGCCTCACAACAATGGCTCCAGCGGTTCTTTTCGGGCTTGTCCTGATAGCGGCCATCCAAGGTCTTCAGGCGGACGTAGCGGTACTTGCTCCGAAGCCCCTCAATCAGCATCTTGCAACTGGAGTCATACTCAATCCCCGGCTCGCCGTCGGGCCACATATTGCGGAACGGGTCATCGAGGGCGTTGATCCGGGCGTCGAGGTCGTTGGTTATCGCCGACTTCACGGCGTTCCCGGAACCGGGCATCTCTGTTACGAACTGCTTCTTCAGCTCCTTGAACCAGGAGTTGTCGTCCGTGTTATTCTGAGTCACCCACGAAGGATCCCCCACGAACACCCACGGGCAGAGAGGGAAGTCGTTGCGGAGGATCGGCTTGACCTTCGTGGCGATGAAGGTCTTGGCCCCCATGTCGAAGCCCACCGCCTCGCGCAGCTTCCGCAGCTTCCCGTCCCGTTGCAACTGCATGAAGACCATCGCCGGCTGACGGGCGCAGTCCACACCTATGATGACCGGGAGCGAAGGGTCTATGCGGAGGTCGCTCTTAACCCTGCGGTCGTACTGGAAGGAGAGTTCATATACCGGCTTACCGGCAAGGGACTTGGCATAGCGGCCATGAACGTACTGATCCACCCAGTCTTTTTTCTTGCCTCTCGCCAGTTTTTCGTAGTAACCAGGACGCAGATTCTCCTTGTTCTCCGCTTCAGGACTCAGACCTGAAGGCTGCTTGAACACATCCATTTCAAAAACAGAATTACCTTCTGTGTCATCTTCATCCTGTGGTAGACGCTCAAATATTTTGTACCAATCGGAGTCTATTTCAGGGGGGTTTGTGGCGTAAATAGTTCCTGACCTGTAGTGGAATCCTTCAGGGTACTCCTCCGAAGGGCGCTGCGACGGGAAACGACCAGACCTGGCCTCCAAGTCACCAAGAAGGGAAACAGGGACTTCTCGGCATTCGTCCACCCATATCCATGATACCTGCATCCCAAGTACCCTCTGAATGTCTTCCTGGGTGTCCAGCGACCGAAACAACCACTCAGAGCGCACATCGTTAAACACAAAAATCAGTGTGCGCTCAGACTCTTTCCAACGATATAGACCCATCTCGAAGGGAATAGAATCATAAACAGACTTCAAAGTTATATCCTTAAGTTGGTCTTTCGTATTGCGCACAACAAGCATACGGCTACAACGATAGCCGTTTGACCACACAGGCATTTCTATAGACTGGCGTAGAAGCTCCATAATACAAGTCGTTGACTTCCCAGACCCATATGGCCCCATGATCCCCCTCGAATCACATTGAGACCTCAAAAACGCACTTGTAACAGGACCGGGGGATTTATATATCAGCTTATTGTTCGCCATTGGTCTCTAGCTCCCATTTGCTTATCCCCGGACAATCCTCGCAGTCGTCGCAACTCTCGTCCATCTGCTCCTTGCGCTTCCGGCACCAGAAACCGCTCATACGAACAACTCCGTTGCTTGACTGTCATCCCCTTCGGTGAAGAACGGGATATACTCCGGTCTGATCCGCTGAATCCCGCCGTCCGGGGCGGGCCATACCTCGACGATCCAGAACCCCACATGGGCGGCGAGCTTCTTCCCCCGCATCCACTGGGTCTGTCCGCAGAGGGTCGCGGCCTCGAAACAGGCGATATTCCGGTACATGAAGTAGATTGCCTTGTGAGCGTGGCCACTGAGAATGATGTGCGGCTTCTCACCGCCGGAGAGCCCCTCGGCGAACTTCTGCACACGGTAGGAGAGGGCATAGGAAGCACCGTCCTCGCCGTGCCACAGCATGATCTTGACCCCGCCGACCGTGACCGTATGCTCCATCGCCCCGAGATGCACAAACTTGTCGGGTATGCGGTTCTGGAGTTCCTTGCCAAAGTCGAAGCCCACTGCCTTGAAAGCCCAGGCGTCGTGGTTGCCGGTAATGCCGTGAATGGGGACCGGGGCTATGCTGAACCGCTCGGCGGAAAGGTCGCACTGGGCGGAAGCCCCAATCGCCTCTAGCTCGTAGATATGACCGGGACGCCCGCTCATGCCGTCGGAGATGTCTCCTGTATGGAAGATGAAATTGACCTTCTCCTTCCCGCACAGGTCCATCGCCTTCTGCCAATAATGCGCCTTGGACTTGATATGCCCGTTGTGGGTGTCGGAGACTACCGCGAACCTGAAACTGTCATGCGCCCACTGGAAGCTCCGGGCCTCTACGGGAGCCGGTACGGAGGCCGACCGCTCGATGATCCGCAACTCCTGTTCGGACAACTGCCCTCCGTAGGCGAGAACCTCTTTGAGCGTGGGGGTCTCGGTCTTCTTGTTCTGGCTCTCATGCTTCCTGGCCAGAAATACCCTCGCCATGGTCTCACTCACATCCGCCAGTATGCGAAGGCGTTGGCGCCCTATGTTCGGTTGCTCCGCATAAACCCGTTCCATCCGCTCCTGCTGTGGAGTCATGATCTATTGATCCTCCTCGCGTCCACAAGCTGCGCATGAAATCCGCATACCCACCCTCGTATCGTGCGCAGCCTGAAGAGCCGAAAATTTCGCCTCAAGATCGCTTCGCTGTTTGCTCTCCGCATCCTGTTTCGTGGTCAGCCGATCAACTGCCTTTTCGAGCCGCTCTACTGCGTCTTTGAACTGCACGATAGGATCGGTGAGCCGCTTCTGGAGAAGCCATACGAAGAACCCGAGAAATGCCGCCAGCAAACACCCGCTGATAACTTGCTGTTCCATAGTGACCCCCCTTCTACATCCCCGCCTTGGCCGCTGCGTAGCCTGTGAACGCCCCGATCAACGCAGATATGATGTTGTTTACGAGTCCTGCGTTATCCTTGGGAATCGCTACAAAAAAACCCATAATCAGTGCCAGTGTGAGGACCAATAGAATCATCTTGTTCAGATCAAAATTCGACATCACGCTTCTCCTTTCACCACCCGCAGGATATTGTCATACCTGCGTTGTACGTCCTTCGGATGCTCTTCCCCATACTTCCATGCCAATTTGTATTCAAACAGGTCTTGGGCCGTGAAAGGACGCCCCAAGTTCCCCAGACACGCCCCTGACTGGCGCCCTAAAGACCCGAACTGGTTGATGGTATCTGCGCACATAAGAATCGCCGCGTCGTCCGCAGGGGTGAGATTATACGCCCCTATGAATCTCCAGGTCTTTCCGAGGCACTCGGACAACTGAATGAGATCCCACTTCCTGATGGTGTCCGCATGGGCCGGCAACCGTTTCGACCACTCCTTCCGGTCTCCCTCCATCTTTATGAGATGTGCTATCTCGCCGCCGCTGAACCCGCACTCCTCCAGACACTTGAGCGCATTTTCCGAGTGTGACACGTCCATCTGGGAGACCCCGAAACTCCAACCGCTTGCGCCCCCGGCATAGGAGAACCGGGTCGCTACGACGATGTTGCCGGAGCATTCGTTCAGCAGTATCACTTCATAAAATTTGTCCTCAAGCCCCGGCATCTTTCTCCTCCTTCGGACAACCCAACCCGCAGTGTAGGAACCTATCCCAAGGGCGGTCCTGAATCGCCAGCGTCTCCGCGTTGTACCCTTGCTTGATGAACCAGTATCGCCGGTTCGCGCAGCAATCGAAGATCAACGCATTCTCTACGACCACCGTGAATTGCTTGCTCATTGGATCACCACCTCGTTTCCAACAATCGAAGCCGTTCCGCCGAACACCGCCCCTTTGGACGAAGTAATCAAGTACGAAGGCGGGATGTGCTTCAGGTTAGCAACGGCATACTCGTACTCCCCCATTGCCCGCTTGCTGCCATAAACCAGCTCTACCGACACCACCCGGATCTCCGACTCATTATCGACATCTAAGATGCGGTTGTAGTACCCGCCAATACTTATGTCGAACGTGGCCGCTGCTGGTGTGAATGCCGTCCAGGGAACGAGCATCTCCTCGGTCCCGCCGTCGAAGACCGCGTACCTCCCGCTGTTGGGGGTAACGGCCAGCCCGTTCTCGTCGCTGAAGGTAAGGGTCAGCGTAGCGTCCGTGTACTCTGAAACTGTTTTCATATCTCCCTCCGCGACCGGAGATGGAACTCTATCGACAGTCCGCCGATAACCCCGACCTGGCGCAATGCGCCGAACCTGATAGCCGCGCTCGCCGCCTGTACCTCACCGTGAACGCTGGCCTGTTTGACCCGGCCCTGAATTTTAGGAACATTCAACTGGGGGTGCATTCGCAATTTGCGAATCACGCGGATCGGGAGAAGCAGGATCCCCGACGAACCCCCCGCTACGGAACCCCCTGCGGAAACTATCGAGCCGTCATAGCCGACGGCAGAACTACCGCCGAACACCGCCCCGCCGCTCGACCGAATAGGGTAGCTGAGACCAAAATCGAACTCTGATGCCCCGCCAGCGACAAGACCCCCGAGCGAAGAAACCGAATAATTGTGGAACCCAGTTATTGCAGCCCCGCCGCCAACTACCCCCCCGGACGAAGAAACTTCCACGCGGCCTTGAACCTGGGGACTGGAACCGCCCGTCACTGCGCCCCCGAAAGACGGAACCACCTGACCACGCACCAGGGAAGTCACCCCCGCCGTGACCAGACCGCCGGACGACACCATGTTGTAGCCCGCCCCCATGCTTATGGCTGAGGCTCCGCCCACGACCAGTCCATCGGAAGAAACCACGGAATAAGTATGCTGGTAGGAAACAACCGATGCTCCTCCTACTATGGAGCCGTTGGTCGAGGGAAAAACCTTGCCCCGCAACACACTGGAGGATCCACCCGTGACACACCCACCCGCTGAAGTAACGGAATACGAAATCTCATTGGGGTTGGTCTCGACCTGAAGAACTACCTGGCTGACCGTTTGATAGTCAATCGGTGCGCTCTGGCTCTCAACCTGCGCTATGACTTGTGATACAACCTGCTGGTCCGCCATGCCTACGCCCTCATTTTAATTCCCGCTTCCAGCCCGTTGACGGCGGAAGCAGCCCAGGTGCTAGACGTACTTGGGTTTGTCTCCCAAAGCCACTGGTTACTTGAGTATGATGTTGCCAACGCCTTGTCGCTGCCGGCGTAGTTGCTTCCACCTGTACGGACAACCCCCGCTATGTTGGTGCCATTCGGAGTACCGTCGTATTTAGCCCTCACGCACAGGGCCACAGCCTTAACAGTCCCGGTTCCCACAAGATCAGACATCGCATAGGTGTCTATGTTATCGTTGGTGTTGGTGCTAACGGAGTCGGAATCGCTCTTGGGAGTCTCGTCCACACACTGATAGTTCGACCCGGCACTCGGAGTCCACTGAGTAGTCGCCCCTGCGCCATTCGGAACAAGCCCCTCGATCTGAGTTCGCCCAATCCAGCCGGCAGTCTCTATAACCACATCGTCGATATATGTGCAGTCACTCCCCCAACTCCCTATCCTGATGTTGTCGATGTTCAAATCATTGTTGGAGGTCTGCGCCCCGGTTATGTTGAGGTTGGCATCGGTGGTTCCGTTGATTTTCACGATAAACGAGCCGCTGGTGGTGCTCGGAGCGTAATAGAACTCGATGTGAAATGGAGTATAGGGGCTTGTGCCGAAGGGGGTTGCGGTCGCACCCGTGGCGATAAGGTTGGCCTCGTCCCCCCGGTAGATCTTTACATGGTGGTAATTATTGTCGTTGTCGATGCGAGCGCACCCGAGAACCGTGGTGCCGTTCCTGAACTGGATAAAGGACTGGTTTATGTCATTGCTCTTGAGCATGAGGCGCATGGCGACGTAGTAGGCCGACCGGCTGGTGACTGTGCGACTCAGCCAGCCGGTGTATGTGTGGAAACAGTAAGACCCGCCGGGGAAATTAAGGCTGTTTGCAACAACCGTGGAGTTTGCGTCCAGGGCCGAAGTGTCCCAGAGCCCAAAATCGCCCGTCTCGAAACCGTCTATGAACTCACGCGCCATCATGCCCTCCAGATTAAGCCGGTGTACCCTGCGACATCTGGACAACCGGAGTCACTTTATAGGTGTCGCCGTTGTTCGCAGGAGTGAAGGACGCCGCTGCGCGTTCCGCAAAGATCAGGTCGTTGTCGGCATCAACGACGTAATACCCATAGATCGAAGCCGAACCCGAGAGCGCCCCGGTGAAGGTGAAGGTCTGTTGGGCGTATGCCGCCTGTTCGATGCCACCGGAAGCCGAGACCGTCCACGACCCGTTGCTGAGAGTTATGGCCGCATACCCGCCGCCGGAAGCCTCTGTGAAAGTAGCTGCCGTGTCCCCCCCGCTCGCGCTCGGGGTGGTGTTGGAAGTGTAGAGCTTCAAAGTGAGGTTCTTATTTGAAGCGGGCCAGGTGTTGTTGAAATATGCCCCGAGGACTTTTGCGCTGCCGAGGTCTTCAAAGATCATTGCCATGTCAGTTCTCCTTTATGAAAAATCCGGTAAAAATATTACCGGGGTTTGAATTAAAATTTACTTTAAAGCGGCTCCTGATAGCCCTCCACCGAGGGAGGGTAAGCGAGGGTAGTAATAAATAACGACCGACTCCGAACTGGACTGCACATCGGCCCCATCATAGCAAGCGACATAGACCGTGTTCGCCCCCAGGCTGCAACTTACAACGCAGGTCCAGTTAGCCCCCCCTCCAGTGCATTCTGTTCCGTTAATAGGATCTGGAGTAGCACCAATCCGATATCGACACCCTACGACCGTCGGGTCGCTGTTTGATACCTCTAAGGCCAACGGATTGTAAAAAATAGTCTGCGAAGGAGTAATGATAGTAGGCGTTCCTGTCGCAAATACACTCCTGGACATAATCAGAAAAAACAGAATCAAGAAAAAGAAGTATCTCATTTCGGTCCCTTATTTTCCCAAAATGCTGAATCCCCTGCCAAATGCACCGCCTCATAATAATCTAAAGCAAGTTTCCGCCGCCAATGGTTCAAGATTCGCGTCCATCCCTTGTAGTTGTTAATGGTGTCCATCATGTTGCGCAAAAAACGGGAATCAGCCGCTTCCTTATCTGCCTGAGTAGACCCAAAAGCATAATCCCAATCATGGATGTCACAAGGTTCGTGGATCGGAAGCCCCAATAAATTATCAGGGATAATGTCAAACTTCCACCCACCAGGGCCACAACCATTACACACTTGATGTCTGACCTCAGGAGATGCCGCTAAATATTCAGGGGAGCATTCAAGCGTCATTTAACCGACCCTCCCGTAAATGACACCCCGCCGTTGAGGGATTTGTAGGATGATGCACTTGCGCCAAACGTGACTGGATAGCCTGTATTATTCCGTGCCCCGTCCGCTTTGGTTACGAATATGTATCCCGTATCACCGGCAGTAAAAGACGCCTGCCTGACTGTGCATGTTATGGATGTGTCGCCCCACCCTGAAGTACCGGCAGGAGTCGTGCAGAGAGCCATTTTCGTACAACTGGCATATGTGGCATTGTCCCCGATCTCAACCCTTGCCTGGGCATATTCTCCCGTTGCTATATAAACATCATCAAAGGTCGGATATGAATTAGGCGTGGTTCGCACGTATCCATTTAGATATACCTGCCTTCGTTTACCGCTGTCGCCTGTGTTTAAGGTTTGAACACCCGTTTTTTCCCATGCGGTTGTAGTGCCATTTGTATTAGTGATAGAAATAGAGGTGGCACCATCGTTGGAGGTACTCCCCTTTGTCCACCACGAATAGCGGTCCCACCTTCCAGCAACTTTTGTGAATGTCCATGATGGAGAGTCGTAGGTGTCATGATACGGATCATTCCCAAACCAGTGATACCATGTCCAGCCGTTACCCATTACGCATAGGTCGGCGTCGTTAACTACATCATCCTTTGCCACCCAGACTTCTTTCCAATTTGCCCCCCCGTAACCGTCACCGGGGAAGGTGTTGCCAGCGGGGAGCATTGACCAATATGCGATGAAAAACGAATCGAAAGCGGAGGCCGCCTGGAAATATATTACAGGATGATTTTCAGTGGCCGAGTTGTAGGTAGTGATATCAAACCTTGCGCCGAGGCTACCGGAAACCTTGTTGGCATTGGAATAGCTCGTATATTGGCCGCTGTATGTCCCCGCCCAACTACCCAACGGGGCGAGATTTGTCGCCAACTGGTTGCCATTACTACCCCCCTCGAAATCGTCAAACAGCAACACAGTCGGCCCATTCGCCCCGAAATCGCTCCCTGCTATCGTAACAGATTGGGCATTTGATACCGTGCCGGTGACAGAGGTAACAGCCGGAGCCGCCTGAACTATGGCAGGGATTAGAACCAATGCTAGGACGATGATATACTTCACAGCGTTTCCCTCGTATAGCCATCTATCAGGTACACATTGTTACTACCCGAACTGGTATTAGATGGAGTCGTTTTAGCCGCCGTGTTGTTATCCCCTACGATTTTTTGACCAGAGGCATTTTCGAGCCAGATTGCATATTCACCCCTGTTAAGCCCCGAATCGGAGCCGGGAGTAATGGTTGACGAAGAATCGGGCCAAGTCACTGTGGTGTATTGCTGCCGCCACGCACCTGCATCGGAATAGTTGTCGATGCTGCCTGTGCCGTATAGCGAGATGTAATACGTTCCCGCTGATGACAAGGTTGGAGGGGAAGAGAACGATACAGACCGAGTTCCATCTGCGCTTACAGTAGTCCCCGTGTCGGATTCGGCTATCCTAGTGCCCGCACTATTATAGACAGCGATTCTGAAACTCTGGTGAACACCGCTATCATCACGTAGATAGACTTTTGCAACCGTGGCGGTATAGTCGGCACCCGCCGCCTTTTTCTTCGCAACGACAATCCCCCCGGCAGATGCTACGCCCACCCATGTAAATATCAATAGAAGGGCATTGATTATGATTTTCTGTAACATATCCCACCCTCCTTAATCCAGCGTGTAGGAGAAGCACACTGACAGACTTGTATTTGTGCCACTCACACTTGTTGTATGCCATTGAATCCAGTTGCCGCTTGCAATCCCGCCATTTGTTAAACTCCCATCATCGGCAACATCGCTACCAGCCGTGCCGGTAATGTCAGCGTCAACAGCCGTTACGCTTGAACAAACGCCATTGGTTCCAGTACACTCATCCAGTCCACCGACTACGTTCGTCCCGCCGATGGCGTAAACATGAATGGAACTTGCGACGATAGTTAACGCCGCTGGAGCTTTGAAGATCGGCAAATCATCCGTGGCTGCCGCTGCCGGGATTACGGCACATTGGGTAATCGGGGTATTCTTGCCGATAAGGGTAGTCGATGCACTGGGGAGAACAACATTGTAGTCCCCCGCAAGAGATTCGGCAGGGGCAAGGCGAACATAGTTCGTCCCGTTGTCGGTGTCCTCTCTAAACTCGATATAACCTGCCGAAGTTGCGCCATTGCCAACAACCGGAGTCGTAAGGGTCTTGTTGGTGAGTGTGTCAGTTGAAGAGGTAGTCACAACATTCACGCCCTCAACTGATATTTGCCCTGCGCCCACCCTTGCCAACGTGGTATCCGAAGCATGACCGAGTTCAATAGAACCAACTCCCAAAGCTGTTGAAGTCGATGCTGTAAGACCAGCTATCGGCAAGCCCGTTGCATTTGTAAGGGTAAGAGCGGAAGGGGTGCCGAGGTTAGGAGCGGCAAGAACCATGTTTGTCCATGTCCCGGTCGGAGTATAGGAGCCACCGAGTTCCAGGATGGTATCTGCCGCGTCTCTTACAGTTTTTGCCCTTGCCGCCGAGACGCCCGTGAATGTGATGTACTTAGTAGCGGGGGTATCAGCCGCCGCATAGATACGGGTCGCCTCGATAATGCCGGTAGAAGTCGGAACAACGGAAGCCCCTGCGCCTACGGTCATAGTGGCCGTGGTATTCGTGCCGGTCCCGATAGTGTCGAAGTTTCCAGCCGCGCCAGCAGCTCCAAAGGGGCCCACAGTCGAGCCGTTGATCTGACAGTAGGCACCTGAAGCGGTTGTCCAACAGTCACCATTTACAGGAGAAGCTGGAGGAGATGCCCAATAACCTACGTTCAAGCCAGAAGAAGTTCCAGAATTGACGGCTGTGAGTTTGCCGGTCATAGTAGCCCCGGCTTTTGCCACATAGTCATCGAGATCTGCCCACGACCCCACCTGAATGTAAGGATCCGCAGGAGTGCCGGAACCGGACTCCCCGCTGTTGGTATAGGCAAGCACCATGTTACCGGAAGTCGCCCTTGCATTCGGATCCCGCAAGAGGTAGGAGGTGTTGGCGGTTATAGAACTCGGGCCGATCCTGCCGGAATAGTCCATATCGGTGGAGTTCGCCTCATAGAGACTAAGGATGCCGGCTAAGCCGCTTACCTTGCTGATAGTTATGGATTTCGCAACCACATCCCCATCGGCGTCAACCGTAAAGCCACCAGCCCCGGAAGAAAGGGTCGGGACAGTCAAAAGCCCTGCATCGGAGAGGGTAGATGTAGAACTGTTCGCTTGTAGGGTGCTTCCACCTGTGCCATTCGCTGTGAGCAGGGCGTTGTCTGTTGAACCTGTAGAACCCCCAATAGTACCAACGCCGGTCTGCCATGAGATCACGCCGTCCGCATTCTGGAGGAACTTGGTGCCACTAGTGGAAGTGATCGCCGTGAGGGTGTTGAGGCTGTTTGCCGCGAACACGGAACCGAGGGCGATGGTATCGGGGATAGTGAAGGTTGACCATGTGGGGGCGGTGGAAGCGCCGAACCTCGAAATCTGCCCTGCGGATCCCGCAGCAAGGACAGCCCATGTATTCGATGCTGTGAAGTACGGGGTTCCCCCGGCTGTCTCAGTAAGCCCCGCGATGGAAGCGAGCGCGGCGTTGTAAGCCTGTACGTCCGTGCCTATGGCGAGCCCGAGGGTGGTTCTCGCAGTTGAAGCGTCCGCGTCGTCAATCAAGGAACGTCCGAAAGCAGTCAGAGAAGTGGTGGAAGCCGTGCCGCTCCCGGTGTAGTAGGGGAGCATGTTCGCAGCCGAGGTTGTGCTATTCAGGGCATTGAGGCTTGTCGGCCATGTGACAGTTGCACTTGTCCAGTTCCAAGTGCCAGTCGGGGTATAAGACCCACCAAGTTCGAGGAGAGTATCCGCTGCGTCCCTAACGGTTTTTGCCCTAGCCGCCGTGAGCCCGGTCACAGAGATCGACCCGGTTCCGTCCGAGTCCTGGAAGACATTCACATGGCCGTTGCTGTCCACATCCGCAGCAGCAACCTTCTCGAAACTGGAGCCATTCGGGATGTCATCCATGCTGACCTGATTCGCCCCGGTCCCCCAGTCTATATGGGTGTCGTTGATGGAGTCGGCATCTATGGTTACTACCCCGGAGGCCACGGTAAAAGGCCCGAAGTCGGCATCAGCCAGTTTAGCCGCAGCCACGGTCCCATTGTCCAGAGACCATACACCGCTGGAGACAGACACCGCGCCGAGATCGGCGTTCGCTACCTTGGTCCCATCTATTGAGTCCCCGCTGTTCCACTGGGTAGTCCCTACCGTGATGTTCTTCCCTGTCGCTACCGTGAACGAGGAATTGGTGGAGATCAACCCGTTACCAAATGCGAGAGTAGGATCTGCCCCAGTGGAAACGTCCCATGTCCAGGTGGTAGTGGCCGCTCCGCCAGCCGCCCAAGTCCTGTCACCAGTCAGCTCGGTGGGATCGAAGGCTATGGTGAAGTTGCCGTTCGCCCCCGCGTCTGTGAAGTCAATGGCCAGTCCCTCGGTCATGAGACGCTCCCCGCTTAGAGAGGCACTCAAGGAACCTACAACAAGATAGGGCGCATCGGTCGGCGCCCCGGAACTCGGGTTGATTGTCACCCACCCCGATGCAGTGTAAATCTTGATGACCCCAGAACTCTCGTCCCAGGTGAGGAAGCGTTTGGTCGCCCCGTTCGTAGGAGTGGTGTTCGCCCAATAAGGTATCGCAATCCCCTCGTCATTGGTTCCGCTCATGGTAATGGCGGAGAGGTCGAGAAAATCACCGTCGGCGAAAGTAAGTGCCGCTGCGAGTTGAGTTGCAGTAATAGTGTTGGTCGTGATGTCAGCCGCCGCTACACTGGCGCAGGTGGCCGTGCCGGAAGCGTTGATATCCCTGGTGAATTGGTTCGTGCATCCTGCGGGGTCCGCCGCAAGAGCCGTTGCCGTTGCCGCGTTGCCGGAGGTATTCTGATTGAGAGTACCAATAGTCAGGTTGCCGCCAGTGATAGAAAGACCCGTTCCGAGCCCTATGCCCGCGATATTGCCACCCGTTGCCCGACCCACCAGTTTGTCCTCCGCAACAGTCAGTGCGGCAGGGGTGTTGTCAGTGGTTGCGTAGAGAATGGTGTTAGCGTCATATAAAGCCTTTGTGACAAGTGTATCTGTCACGGCTTTTACCGCTTTTGCGCTTGGTACAGTATCATCGTTGGCCGAAACTGAAGAGAGGTCCGAATCAATAGAAAGGGCTGCAATATTCCCGCCTGTCGCCCTGCCGACTACTGTTTGCTCCCCAACGGTTAAAGCCGCCGGGGTATCGTCGGTTGTCGCAGCCAAGACCGTGTGCGCATTGAAAAGGGAGTTTTGAAGCGAGGATGCGAGCAAGGCAGTATTCAGAGCCTCTAGCTTATCCCGGATGGCATTCTTGCTCGGCGAGTTTGTAGTGTCGCCGTTCCACCCGGTAGCGTCGTATGCCGCATCCGAAACAGTGGATGCCCCCGCTACGCCGATGGAGACATAAGCAGCACCGTTAAAAATACAAGGAACTAGAGTGGTCCCAAGACCCACACTACAATCGGACGAACTCGCTCCGTCAGTGACGTACACCATTCTGCCAACCACACCTGTTGGCAGAGTCGCCACCGTATAAGACTGAAGCGACGAGGATCCACCCCCGTTGCCGCTACCCACAAAATTGAAGTCCATCCCGTAGGATATACCGGAACAGAGAAGGATCACACCCCACAAAACCGCATTGAATGTCCATTTCATAAAAGTTATCCTCCTCTTATCTCACGCCGCTCCCGAGAGTCCCGCCAGCCGGTATGTACCACCCATTCGTAAGGTCATTGCCGATGTACACATAGGCATCAACCGGGGAGTAGATCTCCCAGAACGCGAGACCTGAATTGCTGAATGTCCAGGTAGTCGTGACCGCATGAACCTCGATGGCGTCGATCACCGGAACCCCCGGCATGATGATCCGATTCTGGTCGTACTTCGTCTTGTTATACATCTTGGCAACCCGGATATTAGCCGTGCCGGTAATGGTTACAGTCACATCGGTCGCCGCAGCGCAGGACACCCCGGCGAAGGCCAGGATCAAAAACAGCGAAAACAGAACGTACCTCATATCGAACCCCCTTGAATTACAGGTTTATCTGAATGTTCACCTGCGGGACTCCCCCCGCAGGACCGTCTTTAACGTCTTTAGGCTCCAGCTCCCCGAGCCGTGCCGTCGTTTTGAAGACCTCATGCCTCTGGGCCAGTGTCGCCCGGTCCCCAAAAAAGTCCTTGTAGAGTTGCGCCAGGAAATCCTCGGCCATGTGCCGGCACTTGACCTTGAACGAATAACCCTTGTCGGCTATCTCCTTCTGCGCCTCGGCCAGAGCCCTGCGGAACACCGGCATGACCTTCAGATCCTCGTACCTCGCCTGGGAGACCCCGTGCCGGAGCAGTATCTTGTCCTCGTCCTCGGCTCCTAGAGCTATGTCGAGGGGAAAACTCGGAGGCCATGGATCGGAGCCGGCGGGAACGTCGGTAATGTCGGCCCGAGGCGCCAACGAAAGCGCAAAAAAGTCGGGTTCTTCCTCAACTTCAAGCGCTGGAGGAGTCTCTACACCCAAACTGTCAAGGCCGAACAGGTCGCTCATAGATCACCGTATGCTCATGGCCCCCGAGATACCCAGTTTGACCATCTCTTTCTCCGGCAGAAGCGTGGCACAGGCGTTTCTCCAGCTTATCGCGTCGCTCAGAAGCTCGTCATAAGTGTCGTTGAACCACGCCTGGGGGTCTTTACCCGCGCCATACTTGAACATGGTAGCGGTCTTGATGACGTGCAGCCCGTCGCCGCCAAGCAACTGGAGCTGTTGCAACGCCGTTTTCGCTTTCCCCCGAGCGGCTTCCGCCTTGTCAACCAGGATCAGCGTCGCCTGTGCGCAGACCGGACACTGTAGCCGGCTCATGGGGTCGCTCTTGGCGTCTACGCTGTTGCAGAAGTCGATCGCCCCATTCGCATCGGCCCTTATCGTATCCCCGAGCTTGTCAGCCAGAGTGCCTATCCACCCTAGTTTTTCATTATTATCCGAGAGAGACGGACCCTGAATTGGCATCCCTGCGCAACCGAAGAGAAGGAACGAAAAAATGACGACCACTAAAACCTTCCCGAGCATGTGAACCCCCTTTGTCGATACACCTGTCCAGTCTTGCCTATATTACCATCAATATTGAGTTTTGTCAAGATAATTACCGGAGTTTGAATAATTAGACACTCTTTTTGTGGCAGTTGAAAATCAAAGAATCTCCCGGAAGCCTCACTTCAAAAACCCCCGTTTCTTTAGAACCTTCTCGATGCGCTCCCAGAGCCAACCGTTGAGATATGCTGCTGGTTCCTGGTTGTCGTTGTTTACTCTGATCTCCCTCCACTCTAAGATGCGGAATGTCAGATGAAGTATCTCATGAGCCAAGGTGTTCATGTTGATGTACTTGGGATTGAGAAGGAGGGCTGTGACGTTCCCATGATAAGCACAAGTAGCGATGTCACTGACGGTGAAAACGGCGTCCTCGAAGATACTCGCCCAACGCCGGGTCTGAGACTCGGCGCCGAAGTCGTCCGCCACGATGATGTAAACCTTGGCCTCGTAGATCGGGACATCGAACTTCAGGTAGATGGAAGTCATCTTAACCTCGGGCGTCCTTTGCGCTAAATTCAAAGGCAATTTGTTGCAGCCTGTCTATATCGTCGAACATAATTCTGCGGGGCTTCCTGTCATCGCCTGCTTCACGATGATCAACAAAAAGGCCATAAAACTTACCGCTCTTCGTGCCTCGGTAGGCATATACAACCAACGAGGGCTCACCAAGGGTGCCAAGCACGCCCACTTCCACCATCTTCACATCCTCTATCTTTTGCACCATCTCAACCCCCGTTCCTCGTCACATACTCTTCGAGTGCCACTCGCATCACTTCGGAGAGCGTCATCCATTTCTTAGCGGCGACGACTTTGGCTCTCTCCTTCAAGGGGGCGGAGATCATCGCGTCCACGCGGGTCATTTTTTCCTGTTTCTCCATCAGTCCTCCCCCGTCTCTATGAACCTGAATATATTAGTCCTCGCCCACGGTTTGCCACCTCGGTCGAAGAAAGAATCCTGGGAATTGAAATAAGTTGCTGCAACCCATCCATCAGGACACAGCAAGTTTGCCGTGGCTGTGGCTTTCTCCTTCTTGTTGTGGTAGATGGTGTCTTCAGGGAGCGCAAACTCAAAAGGCTTATGCTCCCGCTTCTTACCTACATTCTCCAGCCCCCGGACTTCCAGCTCGCAGGGAGTATTGGCTATACGGGCTAGAGCCTCGCAGGTCTGTTCCTGGGTCAACTGGATCTCCAAAAACTCGATACGCGAGGCGGTGTCCATGACTTCGATCTTCAACCCCTCTTCATTGAACAGTATGGTTATCTTGCCGTTTAGTTTCACTCCTCACTCCTTTGTGCCTTGTCAAAGATCTCCTGTTCCCAGGAGTAGTTCAAAGGGATGCTGGAGTCTCTCCAGGTGTCCCCACGGTGTTTGTGGACCTCTTCCCTACCGCATCTCTCGCACTCCCGCATGAAGAAACAGAGACCCCCGAAGGACTTCATGAAGTGGCTCCATCTGTGGAACCCCCAACGGCAGGGGAGAAGGGCTATTTTTCGGAACAGGCTTTTCATTTTAAGATCTCCAATAAGGGTGTAAGCATCTCGATCCCACAGGCGATGGCCAGGAGCGCCAGGAGTATGAGACCTATGAGCGGGAAGGGGTCGTTGTTGGGCGTTTTATTCATGGTCGTATTATAACCGGGGTTTGAATAAATGTCAAGAACTTTTTGTGGTTTTGTGTATGGGGGGTGAGCGGAGGGTTGAATTTTTTTGGGGTGGGTGGCTTTACTCAAGGCTTGTGGTTTTGTGTAAGGTCAAAATTTAGGGCCAGGTATTACGGGGATAGTGAGAATGTAGGGGTGGGTACTACGTCCTTCCCCCCATGCCCCCTAGTCCTCAGTGTGTGCCTTGAAAATTTGCGAAGCAATACTTTTCGCGCGAAGCGCGTCGGGATGGGGGGTCGGGCTGCGTAGCAGCCAGGGGGGAAGGGTTAGGTGCCATATGCTTTGAGCCTGGATGCAGGGGGTAGGATCAGAGTTAATTGGATTGTGGTATCATCCGAAAATCCATCGTGATAGTTGAATATATATAAAAAAACAGTTG